AGATGTAATGGAAGCTCCAAAAGAAAAGATACCAGCTGGACTAACTGAAATATTTCATGAATCATTCTTTGCTATAGCACTTGCAGCTATATTAGGAGGTAAGCCATTAACACCTGATAAGTTTTATACACAAGGACCAGATGGGAGAGTAGAGAATCAAGGTTCATTGATAGGATTTGATGAGTTAATCAAATTGATCAAAGGATTAAATTTTTTACTAGAAGGAGACAAAATTCTAGCTGATTTGAAAGCCAATGAAAAATGGTTAGTATATCCAAAAGAAGATGGAAGTAAACCATTTAGATATCAAAATATAAATTATAAAGGAAACTCTGACTTTGAAGATATGTTTAAAGATGCAATTTATTCAGCTGAGCGTACATTTAATGCTATACAAAGCTTATATGGAGGAACATCATTACCACAAATTACAGGTGTTAAACGAATGACAGGAAAGCGTGCAGATGGAACAAAGCCAGTAGAAGATTCTGTAGTTTTAGTACGAACACCAGAAGGGGTAGAAGAAACAATATTAATTTCTTTAAAAATGGGAGCAGGCCAGTTTGGAAGTTTATCAGTACAACAAATACTTGAATTGGCATTTGGAATAAAAGGTGATACCACAACACGATTACTTGAGACCATGCGTGCCGAAGGATATAAAAACGGAATAGATGAAACGTTGACAACATTTATAACAGTAATTAATAATGTTATTGATGAAAAATATGGAGGAGATCTTCTTGCAGCCGCCGAAGATGCACCATCATTATCTGCAGGTAGTGCAAAGAAAGGTGGCCATGGAATTAGAGCAATCTCAGAATTACAAAAGTTAATACCAACGCAATATTTATTGAATGGAAAATTAGACCCAAGTATATCATATGAAGCATATCAAGGTAGTAAAGTAATTAGAGATGTATATTATAAGCTTTATAATTTAGTTGAAACTAAAAATGATTATATAATAGCAAAAAAGGAAAAGTTAAACCCAGCTATAGATAAATACTTCACAGATAAGCAAACAGATGAAACAAACCTTACTGAGTTAGTTAAATATTTATTACGTGCAGATGATAACTATGCATATCTATATGTTTCAAAAGAAGGAAAGAATTCTCATGTTATTCCATCTAAAAAACAAATAGATTCAAAAGCAGATAATGTAACTGTTAATATCAAAAAATATAAATCAGATGAAGCAGATTATTTACGTGACATTGAAATTATAGATAAAACAACAGGTAATGTATTAATAACTGTACCAAATAAATTTAGGTGGGGATTTGGCCAATGGAATGGAAAGATGAATAATTATTCTTCAGCTCCAATATTTACAGAACATTTTGTAGAATATTTTGGTGGTTGGGGCTATGATAAACCTACTCCAGAAGTTAAAGGATAGTAACAATAATACTTCGGTTTCTTAAGGAAAGCTGATATTTATAATAGAAATAAAACAGGAAGGGATCATTTTGGCTAGAACAAACTTATTATGTACATTTGCACATAGAAAAGACTTAAATCTTATAATAGATTATGTTAAACAAAGCTATACTATTGTTGAGAAGAAAATCTTTGTATTTAATGATGCGGATAAACCAAATGATGTTTATGTTACATATAATGTTAACCCAAAAGAAGATTATAAAAAAACTCCAAATACAATTCTAATACATAGAAAGAAAGATACAAATACATTGTATACAGTTAATGCATTGAATGAAATTATCAAAGCCGTAAATAATGGAGTTCTAGATAAAACATTTATTATTGCATGGGAAAATTATAAAAATAGTTTATTGCTAACTAATAATGATGGATACCGTAGAATTGTATTAGAACTTTATAAAAGATTTGATGTATAATGGGGTATTCAGAGCATTATAAAAAAGAAGAAGTAAAAATGAATTTAGGAAAAAAATACAAACAATTATTTGAAGGTAAAACAAGAAGCAATGATTCTAGTTTACTTAAAGAATATAGAAGTTTTGAATTAGATTACGAAGATGTGTTAGATATGGATAAAATGACTAACATGTTTGAAGACTATTATGCTGCTGCAGAAGATGGATCAGATGTTCAAATATTCCTACAACAAGGAGAGTTTCAAGTTGGATCTGGAATTAGAAAAGACACAGTAGGACCAGCTTTAGGTTCTGAGGAATTCTTAACAGCTAAAATAGATAAAACAAAATATGATGATGAGTATACATTTATTTTTGATAAAGCTTCTATAGATGCCTTAAAGAAGGGCGGATTAGATCCAAAACAAGTAGAATCTGAATTAGGAAGTTGGTCTGAAGATGAATTAGAATACTTATAAAAAGAAGAAAAAATGAACTTAGGAAAAAAATACAAACAATTATTTGAAGGTAAAGCAAGAAGCAATGATTCTAATTTACTTAAAGAAAATACATTAGTAGATGCTGCACTTAAGGCAGCGGATAAAATGAGTTACGAACAATTAGAAAAGGTAATCTCAATAGAAGACGGATCTGTTAGTGGCAAGGATAGAGATGCAAATGGAACTATTAAAATAGAAGGAGCTACTTTTAATTGGGTCTTAACTACAGATGACGGCATGACGTCTATCTCTTTGGAAGGAGAAGATTTAGAAAATGATGGACCATTATATGAACCTATACTAGGTGTAGTAGATTATGAGTATGAATTAGAAGAAGATGATTATTCAGATGATTGGTAATATATCTAAATAAATTAGGATAAATAACATGAATTTAGGAAAAAAATATAAACAATTGTTTGAAGGTAAACCAAGAAGCAATGATTCTAAATTATTAAACGAATCAAGTGAAGGAGAACTAATCGATATACACAAACCCTTTGACTTTTGGAATGACTTTGAAAAAAGTCTTGAAAAAGAATTGAAAAAGCATAAGATGGAAGCTTCAACTATATTTGATAAAGATGGAAATCTGATGCAGAAAGATGGTAATTATATAGACAATATAGTACATTTCCCATTCACGTCTAGGGTCCAGTATGTGCGTTCCAGAACAGTACAACCTCGATACCATGGAAGTGGAAGTGATGATAATCAACTTTTAAGTATTGTTCGAATATTCATCAAAGTTCTAACAGATGAGGAGCACCAAGAGGTGAAAGATGGTGAAAAAATAAACATTGATGGTATAATGACTATCGAAATGATGGCAGAATATAATCATGATCGTGGTGGTTTTACAATTGACGAATCATGGTGTAAATGGAACCATCCATTCAAGGAAAAAGTTTTTGAATTTGATTTAGGTGGTGGTGCAACAGAATATAGTTTAGAAGACTATATAGTAAAAGACATAAAATTTGCAGTCAAAAAGCGAGGAAACAGAATACAAGGTGCTAGATTTAAAGTAGTATAATTAGGATATATGAAATATTTTCATTATATTTATATATAAATAAAAAGGATTAGAGTTTAGCCATAATTAAACTCAAAATTAAAAATTAAAAATTAAAAACTTTTTTGCAACTTTTTTCGATAAACATTAGGTTAAATGAAATAAAGTTGTTATATTAATAATTATTAACCATTAAAAAAAGAAAAAGAAAAATGGCAATTAACTTAGACGCGATTAAGGCAAAGCTTAATCAATTACAAACGACGAACAACAGAACGTCAACCTTATGGAAGCCTGAACCAGGCAAACAAATAATCAGAATCGTACCTTATCAGCACAACAAAGACAATCCATTCAATGAATTGTACTTTCATTATGACTTAGGTAAGAAAAACTTCTTATCACCAGTAACTCATGGTAGACCAGATCCAGTAGTAGAATTTTCTGAAAAATTAAAATCTTCTGGTAATTCAGATGAATGGAAATTAGGAAAGAAAATGGAACCTAAAATGAGAACTTATGCTCCGGTATTAGTAAGAGGTAAAGAATCAGAAGGTGTTAAATTTTGGGGCTTTGGTAAACTAGTTTATCAAGAACTTTTAGGAGTAATAGCAGATCCAGATTATGGTGATATTACAGATCCAATGAATGGAAGAGATATCTTAGTTGAATTTACTCCAGCAGAAGGAGCAGGTAACTTTCCAAAAACTACTATTAGAGTTAAACCTAATGTTACAGCATTATCAGAAGATAGTAATGTTTCAAAAGCAGCAACTGATAGTCAACCTAATTTATCTGATATCTTTAAAGAACCATCTTATGATGAGTTAAAAGAAGCATTAGCAATTTGGTTAAACCCAGAAGGATCAGACACAGTAGATCCATCATCAACAGCACCAGAACCAGTTAAGCAAGAAACAAAAGCACCGGCAAGTGTTAATAAAGTAGATGATGTATCAGCAGCATTTGATGATTTGTTTAACGAATAAATAGAGGTTATATATGGCAAAGAAAAGTAAAGCAGAACAAGCAGACGAGCTCGCAACGGCCTTAGGAGAAAATATTAGAGAAGGTCTTAATAAGAAATTCAAACATACTAACTATAAAGTTGCATATTTCTTAGATGGAGATACGGATTCACCATCAGAAGTTAGAGGATGGGTAGGATCAGGTTCATCCATGTTAGACTTGGCTATTGCAAATAGACCTGTAGGAGGATTTCCAGTTGGAAGAATAACTGAGATAACAGGATTAGAAGCATCAGGTAAATCATTATTGGCAGCTCATGCTTTAGCAGATACACAAAAGCAAGGAGGCTTAGCAGTTTATATTGATACAGAAAATGCAGTCAGTAGAGAATTCCTTGAAGCAATTGGATTAGATTTAGAAAAAATGCTTTATGTTCCATTAGATACTATTGAAGATATCTTTGAAGCAATTGAAAGTATTATAGAATCAGTTAGAAAATCTAGTAAGGATAGATTGGTAACAATTGTAGTAGACTCAGTAATGGGTGCATCAACAAAGATTGAACAAGCAGATGATTATGATAAAGCAGGTTGGGCAACATCCAAGGCTATTATATTATCAAAAGGTATGCGTAAGATTACAAATCTACTTGGTAGACAAAAAGTTGCATTATTGTTTACTAATCAGCTTCGTTCAAGGCTAGGAGTAGCATTTGGTGATCCATGGACAACTAGTGGAGGAAAAGCAATTCCATTTCACTCATCAGTACGGTTACGATTGAAATCAGTAGGACAGATCAAAGTCAAGAAGGATGGGGTTGATCAAACTGTTGGTATCAAAACTAGATGCCAAGTTATTAAAAATAGAATGGGTCCACCTTTAAAGACTATCGATTATGATATTTACTTTGAAAGTGGAATAGATAACTTTGGTGGCTGGTTAAATGTTATGAAGCAATATAAACTGGTGAGTATAGCAGGAGCATGGTATACATATACAAAAGCAGATGGTACAGCTGTAAAATTCTTATCAAAAGACTTTCAAGGTAAACTTGAAGCCGATCCAGAATTGAAGGATGAGATATACAAAGGTATTTGTGATGCGTATATATTAACATATAAACCTGGTGATAATATTGGAATTGATGATGTTGAAATTGAAGAAGACTTTGTAGGTGAAGAATCATAAACAACTTCAGAAATTTTTCCAAGACGTTGTCAAGGAACATCAAGAGGGTAGGCCATCGGATATTAATAGTAACATATTGATACTCGATGGTCTTAATACCTTCATTAGAGTATTCTCCGCAGTACCTGCATTGAATGATGATGGAGATCACATTGGAGGAGTAACAGGATTTTTAAGATCACTAGCTGCTAATATTCGATTATTAAAACCTACTAGAGTCATTGTTTGTTTTGATGGTAAAGGAGGTTCTAAACGTAGAAAAAAGATTTTTCCAGATTATAAAGCAAATAGAGCTGTTAAAACTGCATTTAATAGATATAAAGAATTTGCATCATTAACAGATGAATCTGATTCTATGAAAAAGCAATTTGGTAGACTAATAGAATACTTAGATTGTTTACCAGTAACATTATTATCAGTTGATAATATCGAAGCTGATGATGCAATAGCATATATTGCAAATGAAGTATATACAGAGCCAAATCAAAAAGTTCAAATTGTATCAACTGATAGAGATTTTTTACAATTAGTAAATAATAGAATTTCTGTTTGGAGTCCAATTAAAAAGAAAATGTATAATCCAAGATTAATGCAAGAAGAATTTGGAATTAATGCTTCTAACTATTTATTATATAGAACATTCCTAGGTGATAAATCAGATAATATTCCTGGAGTGAAAGGTGTTGCATTGAAATCACTTAAGAAATTCTTTCCAATGGTTACAGAAAATAGAGAAGTACAGATACATGAAATTATAAATCATGCAAAAGATGGAGCAGAAGAAGGCCGCTACAAAATCTATAAGTCCGTAGTAGAATCAGAGGACCAGGTTGACTTGAACCATAATCTTATGCAACTCAAAGAGGTTGATATTGCAGGATCTATAAAGTTAATGATACATGATAAGGTAAAAGGTCCTGTTGACAAATTAAATACATTACAATTCAAGAAGATGTTCATGGCAGATAAAATGTATACAATCATAAAAGATTTAGATACTTGGTTAGCAACTTCCTTCAATACTCTTAACGCATTTATTCAGATGCGAAAAGATTAGGATATTAGAAAAAAAATTATTATATTAAAGTATGACAGATAGATTAAGCTCGTACGGGTACGCATTTCAGATAAAGGTAATAACAGCATTACTAGTAGATAAATCATTTCTACAACAAATTTCAGATATCATGTTATCATCATATTTTGAATCGGATGCTAACAGTTGGATTGTAGATACAATCTTAGAATATTTTACTGAGTATAAATCATCTCCTACTTTGGAAGTGATGAAAGTAAAACTTGAAAAGGTTGATCATGATATATTAAAAGAACAAATAATTGCTCATCTGAAAGATGCTTGGAAGTATACAGAATCACCTGATTTAGCATACATCAAAGATCAGGCAATGGACTTCTGTAAGAACCAAGAAATCAAAAAAGCTATTTTAGGATCTGTAGAGTTACTAAAAAATGGAGATTATGATGGCATTAAAGCTAGAGTTGATGAAGCCTTAAAGGCCGGAGCTGATAAAGATATTGGGCATGATTATATGGAGGAAATAGATGAACGGTATACAGATGCAGTTAGAGATGTACAACCTACTCCATGGGATGTTATTAATGAATTAACAGATGGAGGTTTAGGCAAAGGTGAACTAGGAGTAATGGTTGCACCAGCTGGTATTGGTAAGTCTTGGGCATTAATGAATGTAGGTGCCCATTTAGTTAAACAAGGTAAAACAGTTGTTCATTATACATTAGAGTTAAATCAAGCATATGTTGGGTTAAGATATGATTCGGTTATAACAGGTATTGCAAATCAGAATCTTAAACATTATAAAGAAGATATTAAAGAACAATTAGCAAAACTAAAAGGTGAGTTAATTATTAAACATTATCCGACAAAGTCTGTATCTGTAATGGGTATTAGAGCCCATGTTGAAAAATGTATAATGCAGGACAAGAAACCAGATTGTATAATAGTTGATTACGCGGATTTGTTAAGAGGTCATGGACAAGAAAAAAGGCATGAGTTAGAAGGTATTTATGAAGACCTTAGAGGTATGGCCGGAGAATATGATATACCTGTTTGGACTGCATCTCAAGCAAATAGATCAGCATTGGAAGAAGATATTATTGATGCAAGTAAGATATCAGAATCATATGGTAAAGTAATGGTTGCTGACTTTGTATTATCATTATCAAGAAAGGTAGCAGATAAGTTAGCAGGAACTGGAAGATGGCATGTTATTAAAAATAGATTTGGTCCAGATGGTATTACATTACCAAGTAAAATGAATACATCAAATGGACAATTTCATTTATATGCAGAGACATCAGTAGGAGGGAAGGATACACAGAAGCAAATGGATGGCGGCAATGAGCTTACGAGAAAATTACTAGCACGCAAATACCAAGAAATAACAAATGAAGGTTTTGAGTAAAAAAGCAAATATTTTTTCATCAAAAGCGTTCATGAATGCATGCCAACACCATATTTATATATGATAATAAGATGAAACGTTAACAATGAAGGTTACGATTTTTTACGTTTTATACACTCAATTTTAATAAAAAAGGCGAAAACGCAATGAATATATCTACAAAAATACTCTCAGAGATTACAGTCTACATGAAGTATGCAAAATACATTCCAAGTAAGAATAGACGAGAAACTTGGAAAGAATTAGTTAATAGGAATAGAAAGATGCATCTTAAAAAATATCCTGACCTTAAAGATGAGATCATGTCAGCATATAAACTAGTTCATAATAAAAAGATACTTCCTTCAATGAGAAGTATGCAATTTGCAGGAAAACCAATTGAAATCTCTCCAAATAGAGTTTATAATTGTGCATATCTTCCAATAGACGATTGGAGAGCATTTTCTGAAACAATGTTTTTATTGCTAGGTGGTACTGGAGTTGGATATTCTGTACAGAAACATCATGTAGACGAACTACCAGAAATTAGAAAACCTAACCCAAATAGAAGTAGAAGATTTTTAATTGCAGATTCAATTGAAGGATGGGCAGATGCTGTTAAAATTTTAATGAAGTCATACTTTTTCGATGGATCTTCAATTAAATTTGATTATACAGATATTAGAGCTAAAGGAGCAAGGCTTGTGACCTCAGGAGGAAAAGCCCCAGGACCACAACCTTTGAAAGAATGTTTGGTTAAGATTGAAGGTATGTTAAAACAAAAGCAAGATGGTGATAAATTATCTACATTGGAAGTACATGATATAGTATGTCATATAGCAGATGCTGTATTAGCAGGAGGTATTAGAAGAGCAGCGTTGATTAGTTTATTTAGCGCACATGATGAGGAAATGATTTCATGTAAAACAGGTAATTGGTGGGAACTTAATCCACAAAGAGGTAGATCTAATAATTCAGCTGTATTGATGAGGCATAAAATTACAAAAGAATTTTTCTTAGATATATGGAAAAGAGTTGAATTATCCGGAGCAGGTGAACCTGGAATTTATTTATCAAATGATAAAGACTGGGGAACTAATCCATGTTGTGAAATAGCATTACGACCATTTCAATTCTGTAACCTTTGTGAAGTAAATGTTTCAAATATAGAATCTCAAGAAGATTTTGAATCAAGAGTAAAAGCTGCAGCATTTATTGGTACATTACAAGCAGGATATACAGAGTTCCATTATTTGAGACCTGTATGGCAAAGAACTACAGAGAAGGATGCTTTAATAGGAGTCTCAATGACAGGAATAGGAAGTGGTACAGTATTAGGATATGATATGAAATCTGCAGCTAAGGTAGTAAAAGAAGAGAATGCGAGAGTAGCAGACTTAATTGGAATAAATAAAACAGCAAGAGCAACTACAGTAAAACCTGCAGGAACAACTTCTTTAACATTAGGAACATCATCTGGAATTCATGCATGGCATAATGATTATTACATTAGAAGAATTAGAGTAGGTAAGAATGAATCAATATATAAATACCTAAACGAAACCCATCCAGAATTAGTTGAAGATGAATTCTTTAGAGCCCATGATACTGCAGTCATTAGTATACCACAAAAAGCACCAACAGGGGCTATTATGAGAACAGAATCTCCATTTCAATTGTTAGAGAGAGTTAAGAAAGTTGCTCAAGAATGGATCAAGCCAGGCCATAGAGCTGGATCAAATACTCATAATGTATCTGCTACAATTTCGTTGAGAGATCATGAATGGGATGCAGCAGGTGAATGGATGTGGGATAATAAAAATTATTATAATGGATTAGCAGTATTACCATATGATGGAGGTACATATACACAAGCCCCCTTTGAAGATATTACAGAAGAGGAGTACAATAGATTAATGGAAACATTAACATCTGTTAATTTATCAAATATAATTGAAACAGAAGATGAAACAGATCTTAAAGGTGAATTAGCATGTGCAGGTGGTGCATGTGAAATAGTTTAACTTTTCTTAAAAAAAGTAGCCAAAAGATTTGGAAGTTCGATAAAAAATTGTTATATTAATATATATTAATTAAAAAATAAAAGTTATGTCAAAAGATGTCTCAAAATTTGTAAAAGGATTTGATTGGAGTCGTGTAAGTTGGAAAGATAAAGAATATTTATCAACCATGTACAAAGAAGCTGTCAATGCTAGATCTTATCTAGATAGTGGAATACCATTTAATACAATGTACCCAGAAGCAGAAGATTTTGCATTATTTAATGATCCAGCCGCAAAAGACCTTTATAAAGAGAAGTTTTATCATTCAGCCGAACAAGCCACTCATTTATTATTTCCTCATCCAAGAGGAAGAAAATATTGGTTAGTTTGGAGTTACGTTAAAGATTAAATAGTTATGGCAAAGTATCAATCAACAAAAATATTCGACAATTATTCGGTAGCATTAAGACAATGGAAAGCAGCTCATTCTCATTGTGAATTACTACATGGATATGCTTTAAAATTTAAAGTATGGTTTGAATCAAACGAAATAATGGAAGGTAAGCAATTAGATGAAATGAATTGGATCATGGATTATGGTGGATTTAAAGATACTGATGCTGAACCAACTCCAGGTAATGGATTAAAGAAGTGGATGAATCATATGTGGGATCATACTTGTTTAATCGAGAAAGATGATCCGCAATTAGAATCATTCAAGATGATGGAAGAGTTAGGAGTATTGGATTTACGAATTATGGATAAAATGGGTGCTGAATCCTGTGCTAAATTAGTTTACGATAAATTCAATGAACGAATGAAGTTAACTGGTGGTGGTAGAGTAAAGGTAGTAAAGGTAGAGTGTTGGGAAGCTGACAGAAATTCATCAATATATCAAGAGTAAGTGAATAAAAGAATAGAAGATTATAATAAAGTATTACCTGTATTAGAATTATATAGGTGTGTACAATCAGAAGGAAGTAGAGTAGGTAGACCTACTATAACAGTTAGAACTACAGGATGTACACATAGATGTTATTTTGGAGAAGGCGGATGGTGTGATTCCTGGTATACTTCAATTCATCCAGAAAAAGGAATACATACATTTAATGATATTATCAATATGTATGATGAGAATCCGCATGTAAAAGAAATGATGTTAACAGGTGGTTCACCAACAATGCATCCGGCATTAGTAAATGAATTAACTCATTTTGCAAATGATAGAGGAATTACAATTACTATTGAAACAGAAGGATCGGCATTTGTTGAAACAGATTATCCAATTGGATTAATTAGTTTAAGTCCTAAATTTGAAAACAGTGTTCCTAAATTAGGAATCTCAACTCCAGGTGATAAAGTAGTAGATCAAAGATTTATTGATACACATAACAAGAAACGTTTAAATCTTGATGCAATGAAACAAATGATAATGTTTCATAAAGATTATCATTATAAACCAGTATGGGATGGAACAGATAAAAATTTAGAAGAAATAGAAAATTTCAGAACATTACTTGGAGCTCCTAAAGATAAGACATATATAATGCCTGCAGGAGATAATAGAGAAACATTAATTAAAATGTATCCATTAGTATTTGAAATGGTGGCAGAACATGGTTATAATATGACCGGTAGAGATCATATAATTGCATATGATACACAAATAATGGTATAATAAAAAAAGAAAAATTATGAAAATGAAACCAATGGGAGACCAATTATTGCTTAAAGCAGTAAAAAAAGAAACTAAATCAGCAAGTGGAATAATATTATCTGCAGATGCAGAAACATTTGGAAGAGCAGAAGTTATTGCAACAGGAGATGGTGTACGTACTATGACAGGCGATTTAATTGAAATGACATGTAAAGTGGGAGACACTGTAATAGCACTTACTAGTAAGTTAAGTGGTAAAAATGGAAATGAAATTATTCTTAAGGATGAAACTTATGTACTAGTAAGAGAATCAGATATAGCAATGGTATCAATAAAAAAGTAATATGGAAAAATTAAATTTAGAACTAGTAAAGGCAGGTTATGCAAATGGAGTTGCTGACGGAAGACCTTTAACAGTAGCAGAAAAAGGAATTATGATTGCCGAAGCAGAAATAGCATTTGGTCAGTTTCTTGATGCGTTAAAAGTGAATTGGAGAGAAGATCCAAATTCAGATAAAACTCCTTTTAGAGTTGCTAAAGCATATGTAAATGACTTATGGGCAGGTAGATATGAAGCTCCACCGAGTATAACAACCTTTCCTAGTGATGGTTATGACGGAATGGTATTTGAAGGAGGAATTCCATTAACTAGTATGTGTTCACATCATCATCAAACTATAATGGGTAAAGTACATGTTGCATATATTCCAGGTAAAGATAGTCAAGTAATTGGATTATCTAAATTAAATAGATTAGTAGAACATTTTGCAAGACGAGGTGCAATTCAAGAACAATTGACTGTTGCAATACATAATGCAATGCATACTATTATTTCAGATAATAATGGTGTAGCTGTAATGATTGATGCAACTCATAATTGTGTACAATGTAGGGGAGTTAAACATGGTGGTGCAAGTATGAAGACTAGTAAATTAACTGGTGCATTCAAAGATGATCCATCAACAAGAAATGAGTATTACGAATTTGTAAAAGGTTATTAATGGATATATTAATACCAGAGTTTAAGATAGAAAGACGTGTCAGAGCCATGGCACATAAAATATCAGAAGAACATAGAGCTTCAGGAGATTCATTACCACCAGTAATGATATGTGTATTAAATGGTGGATTCATGTTCTTTACAGATCTAGTTAAAGATATGGGTATAGACGTATCTATAGATTTTATTAGAGCTAAATCATATGAAGGACAAGATAATTCTGCAGGAGTCAAGTTTACCAAAGAATTAGAATTACATTGCAAAGGCAGAAGAGTTTATATTGTAGATGATATAGTTGATACAGGAAAAACAATGTTAGAAATTTTATTAAGAGTAAATGATATGATGCCAACATCAGTAAAAATTGTTACTTTGTTAAAAAGAAAAGAAGATAGTCCACCAGTAGATCATTTTTGTTTTGAAATAGATAAAGAATGGGTAGTAGGTTATGGTTTAGATGATAACGGACTAAAAAGAAATTATAGAAATATTTACAAAATAAATTAGAATATGCAAGGATTTTACAACGGAAAAACAGATAAATGGACGGCTAATAAAACTTATCAAGCGAATGATAATAAACAACAATTACCAGATGCAAGAAAGCATCAGATTATAAGTTTTATTAAATCAGGAATTAGAATATTAGGATATGGATTGTTGCCATTTAATTTGGTAATGTCAGTTATTTTTCTTATATTAAGTGAAATGGTAGGAATAATAGAAGAATTAGTTTAATGTATCAAGCAGTAGCATATCAAAGACGTAATAATACAGTCCATATATGGGATGATATTAAAGGTCATGTTAAAATAAAGTATAAGCCGTATGCATATGCAAAGAATCCATCTGGTGATTTAACAACATTAGATGGAACTCGAGTAGATAAAGTATGGAACCCAGATGAAAATGCACCAGGGTTATACGAATCTGATTTGAATCCTGAAATGAGGACTCTAATAGACCAATATCCAGATTCAGATGAAATATCAACTGGCCATAGAACTTTATTTATTGATATCGAGGTTGATATTGAAGATGGATTTCCAACACCAGAGTTAGCTCAGAATGAAGTAACTGCAATTGCAATTTACGATGAAGCAGGAGATCAAAAACATGTTTGGATTTTAGATAAAGACTGTAAAGTTGCATCAACAAAGAAAGGTAATTTTGAAACAACCTCTTGTCAGGATGAAGCCACTTTATTAAGTAAGTTCTTATTGAAATATTATGAGATAATGCCAACCTTAATTACAGGATGGAATATTGACTTTTTTGATATACCATATCTTTATAATAGAATATGTCATGTGTTAGGAGAATCTCAAGCAAGAACATTATCACCTATTAAAGATGTAATTTGGTTAAAGCATAGAAATAGATATAGAATATCTGGAGTATCATGTTTAGATTATATGGCATTATATAAAAACTTTACTTATAATGAAGAATCTAGTTATTCACTAGAAGCTATATCTCAAAAAGAATTAGGTAAAGGTAAAATGAAATATGAAGGAACCTTAGATGATTTGATGAAAAATGATATACAAGGTTATATTGATTATAACATGAATGATGTAGATCTAGTATATGAAATAGATCAAAAAATGAAACTAATGGATCTAGCTCGTGGTATATGTCATAAAGGTCATGTTCCATATGAAGATTTCTTATTTCCAACTAGATATTTAGATGGAGCTGCATTAACATACATGAAACGATTAGGTATTGTAGCACCTAATAAGCCTAGGCATGATGAAATAAAACATGTTGACTTATTAGGAGCATATGTAAAAGCACCTAATCCAGGTAGATATAAGTGGGTATATGACCTTGATTTAACATCTCTATATCCTAGTATCATCATGACACTTAATGTTTCACCAGAAACTAAGATAGGCAAACTTGAAGACTTTGACGGCCATAAATATATTAAAGATATTCCAATGGAATATTCAATGGGTAAAGATGGTTGGGAATCACCTCAAGCATTAAGAACGTATTTAACAGAAAATAAATATTCGGTAGCGGCAAATGGTGTTATATATGATACGAAACAAAAAGGTTTTATATCGTCTATACTTGAAAAATGGTTTGCAGAAAGAGTTGAATATAAAAATTTAAGAAAGAAATACGAATCAGAAGGTGATGCTGCCAAAGCTGAATATTTTGATAGATTGCAATTAGTTACTAAGATTTTGTTAAATTCATTTTATGGAGTTCTAGGTAATCCAACTTTTAGATTTAATGATCCTGATAATGCAGTTGCAATTACAAGTACAGGTCAGCAGTTAATTAAATTTACGGCTAACATAGGAAATAAATTCTATACAAACGAATTAAAAAAGAAAGAAGATTATTGTATTTATACAGATACAGATTCTACCTTCTTCTCATCATTACCAATTATTAAACATAGGTATCCAGATTTTGATATAACAGATGAAAAGTGGATGGCAGATAAAACTATAGAGGTTGCAGATGAGGTTCAAGATTTCATTAATAGATCATATGATATATATGCTGATAAATTTCATAATGTAAATGTTCATAAGTTTGATATTAAACAAGAGAATGTAGCTAAAGCTGGTTTATGGATTGCAAAGAAGCGATATGCTCAATGGATTATCAATATAGAAGGACATACAGTATCTAAATTAGATGTAAAAGGTTTAGATGTTGTTAGGTCATCCTTTCCGCCTTCATTTAGAAAATTTATGGCCGAAGTGTTAGAAGATATATTGAATGATATTTCAAAAGAAGAATTAGATGAAAAGATTCTTAATTTCAAAGAACATATGAAAACCCTTCCTTTAATTGATGTAATGTTTCCGATTGGTGTTAAGAATGTTAAAAAATGGCAAAGGAAAGGTGATGGTAAATTTGCAGTAAGAATGAAAGGAACTCCAGTACATGTTAAATCTGCATTAAATTATAATGACATGTTAAAACATCATAATATAAAAAATATTCGAGAAATCATTAACGGTGAAAAAATAAAATGGACATATGTTAAAGCTAACAATATGGGATTAGATACAATGGCAATGAAAGGATTTGAAGATCCACCTCCAATAGAAAAATTTGTGCAAGATAATATTAATTACAATAAAGTATTTACATCTGCATTTGCTAACAAATTGAATGATTTCTATGGAGCAATGAAATGGGGAGGAATCCCAGAAAATAATAATTTAGGTAAGTTTTTTGCATTCAATTAAATGATTCCATCAATTAAAAAGAGAGAAAAAATATGGAAACAATAATAACAGTTTTAAGTACAATCGGGGTGGGTGCGTTATCGTATGCGTTTGCGGGTGTAATAAGGTTGAGCAAAAGGGTCAATGATCTGGAGCTAGTAAGAATGGAGATGGTGGATTTAGATGATAAGTTTGAAAAAGGACTTGATCATGAAACCCGAGAAAGAGGTGAACAACAACAAGATATTCACAGAAGAATAGATGAATATCAAGTTCAAGTTGAAAGTAGTACGGATAGGCGTTTTGATAAGGTGTGGGATGAAGTTCATAGATTAGACAAAACAATTAATCCAAATATGGATAAAATAAAAGGATTAACTAAATAGTTTAGTTAACTTTTAGATGAATTCATTTGGTTGTTTGCAAAAAATTTATTATATTAATATAAATAAAAAATAAAAGGTTATGTACGGAAAAAGTTATTGGTATGGAAAGGAAGTAGAAGGTCGGTTATCTGATATTGAAACGGTATTTGTTCGAGGACAAGTTCCTAAAAACTATAAAGATTATCCACATATCTATTTTACAATTGAATATATGGAAATAGCATGTGTTCATGGTAATTGGAAAGAGATACATGATATATTAGAAACTAAACAATATGTTACTGTAGAAGCAAATGATAAGTTAATGAGTAAAATTCCAATGTCTATATTTAATAGAGCTCATGTCATATATAGAATAGCAGATGAACATGTTGCAAAACTAAAGAATACAGATACATTATCTATAGATGCAGGATGGTATAGAGTACATCAAATTACAAAATGTAATATGATGGAGATTAATCCTGATGATTATAAATTTGATAGAATAAAAGAATAATATGAAAAGAAATTTATTTTACTTCGGCCTAGAGCCATTAAAAGCAAGGTATACATATCAATTATGTAAAGAATGGATGCCGAAAACATTTGAAAAATATCAAGATAAATTAAATTTTATTGATGTTGAAGGTGATTTTGATCCTGATTGTGAGATTAAAGTTGGCGCAGTTTTAGATGCAATCGGAAGAGGAAAGTATAGTTTATCTCAATGCCAAAACTTCTTAGAAATGCTGTATAATGACAAAGTCCAAGATGGTGATATAATATTCTTGCAAGACTATTGGACACCAGGAGTCGAAGCCATATGGTATGCATTAGACCTGTATGGCTATAAAGATGTAAAGGTATATACCATGTGTCATGCGCAATCAGTTGATGAATATGATTTTACATATCCTATGAGAGATTGGATGAGGCCATATGAATTAGGATTAGATAAAAGATTGACTGGTATATTTGTTGGAAGTTCTATACATAAAGAACAGTTAAGAGCAGCAGGATTTGAAGCGCCAATACATGTTGTATCATTACCAATACATAAACAAGCTACATTAGAAAAACTTCCTGCAGGAACATATAAAAAGAAAAATACTATTGTATATTCATCTAGATTAGATAAAGAAAAGAATCCTTTCTTTATGATGAAAGTAGCAGAAGCATTTTTAGAAAATCACCCAGATTATGAATGGCATGTAACCACATCAGGTAAAGGATTTAAGAGTATGTTACCAGGTGTAATAGATGCATTAGAAAAATTAGCAAAAGATCAACCTAGGTTTGTACTGATGACAGGATTAACAAAAGAAGAATATTATACAGAGTTAGCAACTTGTAAAATTCAATTCAATTCCGCATTACAAGATTATGTATCATGGACAGTTATTGAATCGACTACATTTGGAGCAGATGTAGTATTTCCATACTTCAGAAGTTTTCCAGAATTTATAGATGCAGATAGAATGTATAAACCATTTGATGTTAAAGATGCATTAGAGACAATAGAAGATGCATTAGAGACACCAAAGGTTCATAAAAATATAGTAGACATATCAGACCTAGGAAGACAAATGGAAGGATATATTATTGCTAATGATTATGAGAATGAATTATGTGTATGGCATGAAAAAGAACTATGCGAGTCTTTATTAGAACAAGAAACGTTTCAGTCACATGAAACAAAGATATTAAGTCAATACGAATTAGAATGGAAAGAAAAATAAAATGAAAGATTTAATTTATTACCCGTCATTATCTGCAGGAGGTTGCGCAGGTGATTTCAAAAAGAACAAAGAAGTAAAACCAGGATTATCATGTAGATTCTATGATAAAGACTTTCCTGAAAGATGGAGACATCCTTATTTCCTAATAACGGCAGGTCATCATTACAAATGGCCAGATGCAAGACAGCGTTATGGATTAGAAGATGATGTATTAGTAATGGGTGATTCCGGAGGGTTCCAGTTAGCAACAGGAGCAATTAAATGGGATCCATCATTTAAAGTAAAAATATTTGATTGGTTAGAAGCAAATTGTGATATTGGAGTTAATTTAGATATTCCACCTAGAGCTAAGTATGATGGAAAGTTTAATGAATGTTTAAATATTAGTTATGATAACTTCAAATATTTTGCAGATAACCAGACTGGTAAATGTAAATTCTTAAATGTTATTCAAGGTAATAATGTTGAGGAGTATGAGACATGGTATCAAAAGATGAAAGACTTTGAATTTAATGGTTGGTGTATTGGAGGAGCTCAAAAGAGAGTTACTATGTTTATGTCTGCATTAGTTCCAATGATTAAGAATAGAGAATTTGAAAAGGTAAGAAATCAATTTATACATGTATTAGGTATATCAAAGATTTCTGATTTCTTTATGTTAAGCTTCTTACAAAAGATGTTAAATAAATATCATGGAGGTAACATACAAGTATCAACAGATTCAAGTTCACCAGGTTTATATCCTGTATATGGAACTCATTTACATTCACCTCAATTAAGTAAAATGACTTTTACAGATTTATATTTTCCAAAAGGAGATAATCTTCCGTATAATGCAGATGATTTAGTTCCTAATCCATTAGGTCATCCAGTATGTGAAGGAATGACATTTGGTGAGGTATCAAATTATAAAGGTGATGTAACAATGAAGATGACATTAAATAATTTATTTGTATTTAATGAAACTGTTAGGCAAGTAGAAGAAATAGTAAAATGTCATAACGAGTTATTACAAACAGTAATACCAAGAGATTTTTATGCAATACTAATGAGCATGGAAGAAATGTTCCAAGACCCAGATAAAGCAATTCATATCTATAATAAGAATAGACAATTATATGACAAGTTTGGTGGAACAACAAGAGACTTAGTAAACAATGAAGTATTTAATCAATTTTTCGAATAAAAAAAAGTAAACAATGGAAAAGAAACAATTAACAGGTTTTATCGATAAATATCATTTAGCAGGAAATGCAAATTCTGTTAGATTAGATGTTAAGGATAAAACATTAAGCTGTAATTTTATTACAGATGATCAAAACGTAGTAGGTACAGTATCAATGGACAATTTTGATATTGATGATGTAACATTAGGAGTATATGCAACTTCTCAATTAACAAAGTTATTAACTGCATTAGATGTCGATATCAAAATGAGAGTTAATAATGCAGATAGTACAGCATATTCAATTAACTTATCAGATAAGACAACAGATGTAACATTTATGTTAGCTGATTTATCTGTAATCAGACAAGTCCCGGCAATGAAACAATTACCAGACTTTAATGTTAAAATTAAATTAACAAAAGATTTTGCAGATAAGTTTGTTAAATCTAAGAATGCATTACCAGAAACAGAAAACTTTGCAATTGAAAGTGATGCAATGGGGACTAATATGATATTAAATTATTCAACTTTGAATACGAATAGAATTACATGGCCTACAATTACAGAAGGAGCTCAAAGTGATTTAAAGGCGACATGTTTCTCAGCTAATCTATTCAAAGAAATATTAGTTGCAAATAAAGAACATGAAACTGGATTTATTGAAGTATCTAGTGCAGGACTTGCAAGAGTATCATTTACAGGTAAAGATTATTCATCTACATATTACCTAGTACAATTACAAGCTAATTAATATGTTTGGAAATCAAGAAAATACATTATGGGTAGAAAAGTTTCGACCTGGAACCCTAGATGGTTATGTTGGTAACGAAGCAGTTATAAGTAAGGTACAATTATATCTTAAGAATGGAGATGTTCCTCATTTATTATTTTACGGCCAAGCTGGTACAGGTAAAACTACATTAGCAAAAATTATTGCAAATAATATTGATGCAGATTTGATGTATATAAATGCATCTGATGAGAATAATGTAGAAACAGTACGTACTAAGATTAAAAATTACGCGAGTACAATTGGATTTAAGAAATGGAAAATTGTTATATTAGATGAAGCAGATTATATGACTCCTAATGGACAAGCAGCATTAAGAAATTTAATGGAGACGTTTTCTAAAACAACTAGATTTATATTAACATGTAATTATGTTGAAAAGATTATAGACCCTATTCAATCTAGATGTCAAGTATTTGGCATTACTCCACCTAACAAGAAAGAGGTAGCTAAAAGGATTGTTGAAATTTTGAAAGATGAAAATGTAGAATTTCAGATGAGTGATCTGGCAACTTTAATTAATAGCGGATATCCAGATATCAGAAGGATATTAAATTCGGCTCAACGACAGGTAATTGATGGTAAATTAGAAATAGATAAACAAAGTTTAGTACAAGCAAATTATATGACTAAGCTTTTAGATATCTTACAAAATGAAAATGATAAAAAATCTTGTTTTCAAAATATAAGACAATTAATTAATGATAGCAAAGTAAAAGATTTTACAGCATTATATAAATTTCTATTTGATGAAATAGATAACTATGGTAAAGGACATATTGCATCCATTATATTAATTTTAGCAGAATCCCAATATCAAGATGCATTTGCAGTTGATAAAGAGATACATATAATGGCTACAATGATAAAAATAATTAACGAATTAAAATAAAAGGAAAATTATGGGAAAGGTAATAGGACTGGGTGGTAAAGACCAACCAAAAACTCAAGTAAAGATAGATCTTAACGATCTAATAGATATTGTCTGTGAAAACTGTGAAGGTAAATTCTTCAGACAAGTAAGTGCATTCAAAAAACTATCAGCATTAATATCACCTACAGGAAAGGAGCAAATCATGCCAGTTCCAGTATTTAGATGTGATGAATGTGGACATATTAATAAAGAATTTTTACCAATAGAAAAGAAATAAATTATGGCAAAGAAATTAACATTCGGACATGACGCAAGAGTAGAATTACTATCAGGCGTAGAACAATTAGCAAAAGCTGTAACGGCTACATTAGGACCAAAAGGTAGAACAGTTGTACTAGAAAGTCCATATGGTGGACCTTCTATTACTAAGGATGGTGTAACAGTTGCAAAAGATATAGAATTAGAAGATCCAGTACAAAATTCAGGAGCTCAAATGGTGAAAGAAGCAGCATCAAAAACAAATGATGAGGCAGGAGATGGAACTACTACAGCAACTGTACTAGCATATGCAATACTTAAAGAAGGATTTAGAAAAATTGCAAATGGTGCTAACCCAATTGAATTAAAGAGAGGTATTGATAAAACAGTAGCAGAAGTAGTACAATACCTTAAAGATACTGCTCGACCAATAGAAGGTAATGCAGAAATAGCACAAGTAGGAACAATATCTGCTAATAACGATGCATCTATAGGAAATATAATTGCAGATGCAATGGATAAAGTAGGAAAGGATGGAATAATTACAGTTGAAGAAGGAAAAACTGCAGAAACAGAACTAGAGTTAGTTGAAGGTATGCAATTTGATAAAGGATATCTATCTCCATATTTTGTAACAAATACAAATAAAATGGAAACAGAATTAGAAGATGCTTATTTACTAATTATTGATAAAAAGATATCATCAATGAAACAGATATTACCAATATTAGAACAAGCATTACAATCTGATAAACCAATATTACTTATTGCAGAAGATGTAGATGGAGAAGCTCTCTCTACTTTAGTAGTAAACAAGATAAGAGGAAGTCTAAAAATAGCAGCAGTAAAAGCCCCAGGATATGGTGATAGAAGAAAAGAAATTTTAGGAGATCTAGCTATATTAACAGGAGGGACAGTAATATCAGAATCACAAGGACATGTATTAGAAGAAGCAACAATTGATATGTTAGGTACAGCAGCCAAAGTTGTTATTACTAAAGATAATACAACTATTGTTAATGGAGGAGGAACTAAAGAATTAATTGAAGAACGTATCAACCAAATTAAATTGCAGATAGAAAATACACCATCAGATTATGATAATGAAAAGTTACAAGAAAGATTAGCAAAACTTGCAGGAGGTGTAGCAGTAATTAAAATAGGAGCAGGTTCTGAAATTGAAATGAAAGAAAAGAAAGATAGAGTAGATGATGCACTTAATGCAACTAAAGCAGCTGTACAGGAAGGTATTATAACTGGAGGAGGAACAGCGTTAAGAAGGTTTAATATCGAAATAGCTAATTCAGCATCAGTAGGATTAGAAAATGATGATCAAGTTTTAGGTATGGAAATTGTTCTTAAAGCTTGTGAATCTCCTTTTAGAGCTATTATGGAAAATGCAGGATTAAATGCAGATGTAATTTGGAATGATATACTTAATACAGGAGATGAAGATGTTTGTCTTGAAAGTGAAAATTATCTTCATTTAGGATATTGTGCAAGAACTGATGAAGTTGTTGATATGTATGAAGAAGGAATTATAGATCCAGTAAAAGTAACTAGAATAGCACTTGAAAAAGCTGCTTCGGTAGCAGGAACAATGTTAACGACAGAATGCATAGTAACAACAATACCAAAAGAAGAACCAGTACAGCCTCAACAACCAATGATGTAATATGAAAAAACCAGCTACTATATTTGATCATATATCAGGCATTACTGCCAAGAAGAAACCTTGGGAAAAGTTATCAGAAACAGATCAAAAATCTTTTACTCCATATATCATTAATAGATGGTTATCTATGCATCCAGATTTAATTGAATATATTGCAATGTTTCAGCAATATACAATTGGACCTTTAAGTAAAAAGCATGTATATCAATTATACTATGAAATTTTACCAAATGCCAATGTAAGAGCTAAATATATTAAAGGTAAGAAGGCTGATAAGTATAATAAAGATCTTGTTAAATTTGTTAAAGATCATTATGTGACTAGTAAACGAGAAGCGGAAGATATGATTGATGTGTTAATACTAACTAATAAAGGATTACAATCTTTAGTTGATGCAATGAAAATATATGGTAAAACAGAAAAAGAAATTAAAAAGTTATTAAAATGAAGACAATAAAAGATAGACCAAGAGTAGATTTCAAAGAAAAAACATCAACAGGAAACCCAGCCGTAGATTATTGTGAATCTAATTATCCAGAAACCTGTAACGAGTTCAAGAAAATAATGAAGGATCAATATCTAATGTTTTGTAAAAAACAAAAGAATTATGGTCCTGGTAATATATCAGTAGGAACTAGTCTAGAAACTAAAGATGATGTTAAATTATCATTAACAGGATTATGGTTTAGAATGAATGATAAAATTCAAAGATTAAAACAATTAATTATATTAGGACATGAAGATGAAGTTGGAGAATCTGAACAAGATACATTTCAAGACATGTCAATATATGGTATTATTGCTCAAATAGTTTCTGCAAAGAAATGGGGTAAATAATTAGGAATTACGGATAATTTTTCTTATATTTATATATGAATAAATTTTTAAAGTATAACCAAAGAGAGCCTGTCAAAGGCGACAAAAAGATATCTTATTCTCAATTTGCAATGTATTCCAGTTGTCCTAAGCATTGGGAGTTAGCATATGTTAAAGGTCTAAGAACTTTCAATCAATCAATACATACAATATTTGGAACAGCATTCCATGAAACATTACAAAATTATTTAACTGTAATGTTTAATGAGTCTGTTAAGAAAGCTGACCAAATTGATATTAATAAATATTTGGCAGATCAAATGCATTCTTTATATAAAGAAGCTGTTGAGAAAATGGATGGAAAGCATTTTAGTACACAAAAAGAACTAAACGAATTTTATTCTGATGGTGTTGAAATACTTGATTGGTTCAAAAAGAAACGAGGACAATATTTCTCTGCAAAGAATGAAGAATTATTAGGAATTGAAGTTCCAATTTATCATCCAGTAAATGATACTAATGATGTGGTTATGATGTTAGGTTATTTAGATATAGTAGTAAGAGATAAGAGAGATGGTAAAATAACTATTATTGATATTAAAACTAGTACAATGGGATGGAATAAATATCAAAAAGCTGATAAGACAAAGACATCACAATTGGTACTATATAAAAAGTACTTTGCAGAACAATATGGATATGATGTAGAGAAAATTGATATCAAGTATATGATAATGAAACGTAAGTTAATTGATGGAGCAATGTTTCCTCAGAAACGCGTTACAGAATTTATGCCTGCTAGTGGAAAACCAACTAGAAATAAATTAGCCAGTTCGATTAAGTCATTCGTTGATTTAAACTTTGCATTAGATGGTTCTTATATAGATAAACAACATGTAGCAGTAGCTGGAAAAAATAATAAACATTGTAAATGGTGTGAATTTAAAGATCAATTTGATTTATGTCCAAAAGCAAATAGAATTAAAGAATGAAAGTAGCAATAATAGGTAGTCGGATGTATGAAAATACACGTAAAATAAAAGATACATTATTTCAACTAAAAGAAAAATTCAATGACGATCTAATTATCATATCGGGAGGAGCAAAAGATGGAGCTGATAAATTTGCAAGAAAGTATGCATTGGAATTTGGAATTAAATATAAAGAATTCAATCCAGCTCATACAACAAAAAACTTATACTCAGCTATGACAGATAATTATTATAATAAAACATATCATGTATCACAGTTCCATCATAGAAATATGCTAATAGCAAAAGATTGTGATGTAATGATGGCATTTATTCCAAATGGCTGTGATGCAAATGGTAGTTTAAGTGCAATTAAGACTGTTAAAAAATTAAATAAACCAGTAACAATAGTATCATGAAAATATATGTAGATATCGACGAAACAATATGTTTCTATGATGAAGAAAGACATTATCCAGATGCAATTCCTAATATGGAAAATATAGCTAAAATAAATAAGCTATATGATGAAGGAAATGAAATAACATATTGGACAGCGAGAGGAACGGTTACTGGACTAGATTGGGTACTGACAACTAAGAAACAATTAGAATTATGGGGGTGTAAACATCACAACTTAAGTGTTGGTGAAAAACCTGCTTATGATTTATTAATATGTGATAAAACAAAAAGAATAGAAGAATTATGAAAAAATATTTAACATATCATGCTAAATGGCAATTAGGTATCATAGTATCATTACCATGTATGTATTTATTTGAAGATATATTTCATTGGCCACATTGGGCTACAATTATTGGATTTCAATTTGTAGGAGCAATAGTATTCTGGCCAATTGATAAATTTATTTTCAGAAAAATTAAAGGTTAAAGTATGCATAAGCATATTTATATTAAATTAAAAGAACGGTTATAGGAGAATTATATGCAAACAATAAAGTTACCAAAGCTAAGACAGATTGACCCAAACAAACCAAAAAAGAAAAAGATATTACTATTATCAGATGATTTAAGAATGCATTCTGGTATAGCAAATGTATCACGTGATTTCGTTTTTGGAACATTAGATAAATATGATTGGGTACAATTAGGAGGAGCAGTTAAACATCCACAAGAAAATCAAGTATTTGATTTATCACAAGAGGTAGGCCAGAAACAAGGCATACAAGATGCATATCTTAAGGTATATGCATCAACAGGATATGGAAATCCTCAAAAATTACGAGAATTGCTTAAGATAGAAAAACCAGATGCAATACTACACTTTACTGATCCAAGATTTTGGGGATGGTTATATAATATGGAACATGAATTAAGACAAGAAGTTCCATTAATGTATCTTAATATATGGGATGATGTACCATATCCATTCTGGAATGAACCATTTTATGAATCATGTGATTTGATAATGAATATATCAAGACAAACCCAAAATATTGTAAAGAATGTAATTAGAAAACATCCTAAACCAGATTGGGCAGTTCAATATGTTCCTCATGGAATTAATGAAAAAGAATTTTATCCGATTGATGCACTACATTCAGACTTTACAGCATATTCAAACTTTGAAGATAGTTTTAAGAAGAAACATAATGTAGACTTTATTTTGTTTTGGAACAATAGAAATATTAGAAGGAAACAGCCAGGTGATTTAATTTTATCATACAAGACATTCTGTGATTCTCTACCAAAGGAAAAGGCTGATAAATGTCTATTATTAATGAATACCCAAATCAGTGATGAAAATGGTACAGATCTAAGAGCAGTGAAAACGGCATTATGTCCAGATTATAAAATTGAAATAACTAATGGAGGAGTAGATCTTAAAACATTAAATTTCTTTTATAATATAGCTGATGTAACAATTAATATTGCAGATAACGAAGGATTTGGGTTATCAGGAGCAGAATCATTAATAACTAAAACACCTATCATTAATAATGTAACAGGTGGGTTACAAGATCATATGAGATTTGAAGATGAAAATGGAAAATGGATTGAATTCACAACAGATTTTCCATCAAACCATACAGGAACATATAAGAAATGTGGAGTATGGGCAAAACCAGTATTCCCTGCATGTAGGTCTCTACAAGGATCACCAATGACACCTTATATATTTTCTGATAGAGCAAATTTTGAAGATGTAGCAGTTGCAATAAAGTATTGGTATGATATGTCCAAAGAAGAAAGAGAGGAATGCGGAGAAGCTGGATATGATTGGGTAATAGGAGATGAGGCTAATATGTCAGCAAAGAATATGTGTAAATTAATGGTGAAATATATAGATGGTTGTTTTACAAACTGGACCCCCAGAAAAAGATTTACCATGTATAAATCAGAACCACAACAAAAAATAGAAAAACCAGGAGTTATAATATGACAAAACCATTAATAGTAGTACAAGGACCAGTAGCAACTAGATCAGGTTATGGAAACCATACAAGAGATCTTGTAAGAAGTTTAATTGCAATGAATAAGTATGATATTAAGATTATATCTTTACCATGGGGTAACTGTCCAATGAATGCATTAAATCAACAGGACCCAAAAGATGCAGAAATTATTAATTGCTTATTAACAACAAATTTACAACGCCAGCCAGATATATTTATACAAGTTTCAGTTCCAAATGAATTTTGTATGGGTCCTAATGGCCAACTAGTAAAACCAGGAAAATTTAATATTGGTGTTACGGCAGGAGTTGAAACAACTGTTATGCCAGCAGATTGCATTGAAGGATGTAATAGAATGGATATGGTAATTGCGACATCAAATTTTACAGCTGATACAATTGTAAAGACTGCATTTGATAAAATCAATAATGAGTCAAAACAAAAAGAAGGTGAATTAAGATGTACAACACCTATCGAAGTATTATTTGAAGGAACTGATTTAGATATATATCACAAAACAGACCAATTAGATAAATCAGTTATAAACGAATTATCACAAATACCAGAACAGTTTTGTTATCTTGTAGTAGGCCATTGGATAAAAGGATCCTTAGGAGAGGATAGGAAAGATTTAGGAATGACAATTAAAACATTCTGTGAAACATTCAAAAATGGTCAATCAAAGAATAAGCCAGCCTTAATCTTGAAGGTAAGCGGAGCAGTTTTTAGTATTATGGATAGAGATCATATACAAGAAAAGGTATCATCAATTTTAGAACCATATGGTTCCTCTGCACCAAATGTATATCTCTTACATGGAGACTTAACAGATAATGAAATGAATTCATTATATAATCATCCTAAAGTAAAAGCCATGGTGTCATTTACAAAAGGTGAAGGATATGGAAGGCCATTAGCTGAATTTGGATTAACAGGTAAACCAATAATAGCATCTAATTGGTCAGGACACCTAGACTTTTTACATCCAATGTATACAAACTTATTACCTGGAGAATTGAAACCAGTTCATCAATCATCAGCCGATCGATTTTTATTAAAAGATTCTAGGTGGTTTACTGTACAATATCAATACGCAAGTAAAGTATTAAAGGATGTATATAAACATTATAAAAAATATCTAGAAAAATCTAGAAAACAATCTCAACATATACGTAATAATTTTAGTATGGACAATATGACAGAAAGATTTACTGAGATATTATCTAAAGTAAATACACCTGAACAAGTTCAATTAAAATTACCAAAACTACAAAAGGTTGGTAGTGTACCTAAATTAAAATTACCAAAATTAAAAAAGGTAGAAGCATGAAAGAAGAAAAAACAAAAATAGAAATTACAAACCCGGCAGGGTTAAAATTAGATTATGATGATATCTCTCCATTTACAGGAAATAAATGTGTCTTAATAGAAGCAGACGAAGCCACAAATATAGAATCTCGTATATGTATGGAAACTGGATATACTACAACAGAAAAACTTAAGTTTGGAAGTGATGCAGTAACAGAATATGAAACAAGAATTCCACAACTATATAAAGATACTAAGTATGCAGATAATTTATTAGATCAAATATGGTATCTAGTAACATTAAGAACTCCAGCTGCTTGTTTATATGCAGAAGGAATGGATAAAGATAATTATGAATGGAAGCTTGCATTAGTAAGAGAGTTAACGCTTGATGAAAGAATAGAATATCCAGTAGAAGGTAAAGACCCAGTTGAATACCATACTCATATAATAGATATTGAAAATGCAATACCATATCCACAAAAAGAGTTCAAGAGTGCAATGGATAAATTCTATTCTATAATAGGAAAATAATATGAAAATTAGTTACGCAATTACAGTATGTAATGAACACAAAGAAATAGAGAAATTATTAACATTTCTATTTGAGCATAAAAGAAAAGAAGATCAAGTAGTAGTCCAAATGGATACAACTGCTACTAAAGAAGTATGGAGTGTATGCGAAAAGTTTGAAAATAAACCATTTGATGAATATAGACTCATTGAGCATAAATTAAATAAAAACTTTGCAGCACATAAGAACAATCTTAATAAGAATTGTGATGGTAATTGGATATTTGCTATTGATGCAGATGAAATACCAAATGAATACCTATTAGAAGCTTTACCATTTATTCTAGAATCAAATGCAGATGTAGAAGCATATTGGGTCCCAAGAGTAAACACAGTTGCAGGTATTACGGATGGTCATATTGCTAAATGGGGCTGGAGAGTAAATGAAGATAAATGGGTTAACTTTCCAGACTGGCAAATGAGAATCTATAGAAATATAGAAAACATATATTGGATAAAACCAGTACATGAACAATTACGAGGTTACACTAAATTTGCAAATCTTCCAGCAGAAGAAAAATTCTGTTTATACCATCCAAAGGATATTGGAAGACAAGAAAAGCAAAATGCATTTTATGAAACAATATGAAGAATGTAGTTATATTTCAAGACTTTGTTAATGATGTAACTTATGGACACCAATGGCAACAAGAAGAGTTATTTAATTATTTCAGAGCACAGATTGATAATAGTTTACAGTTAGGTTGGAAAGCTGAAGACATTGTAATATGTACAAATTTAGATTTCGAATATAAAGATGTTACAATAATCAGATTAGAACATGAATGTAAATTTAATAAGTATTTCAATAAACAATTTGGTATTTGGGAATTATTAGATAAAGGATTAATCACCGAACCGTTCTGGTTTCATGATTTTGATGATTGGCCACTACAGAAATTTGAATTTCCAGCATTTGGTGCAGATATAGGAATGTGTAGATATATTAATGCAGAACAATGGAATACAGGATCAATTTTTGTGAAACCATCAAGTGTTGATATATGGGAATTAATTATCAAGTTTATGAAAGAAAATAGAACACATCCCGCAGTTGATAATAAAGGTGATGAGAATATAGTAAATATGGTTTATAATCTATATCCAGATATACAACGTAGATTTACATTATTGAATAACCAATTTAATGTAGGTTGTACTCAATTTGATATGAGATATAATTCAGCTAATAAGCCAATATATGTAGGAGCCTTCAAACCTGATGAACCAAAAGATATTAATAACTTTTTAGGAAAAGACTTGTTATCACGAGAACTTTTAGATATATTTAATAAACATAAGATAGCTTAATATGAAGAAAATATACTCAAAAATAGATCCAACAAAATTGATACTATCAGAACTAAGGTTTCATGAGATATCAGAGTATAGAACAGATTTAAGTCCGGACGAAGAATTTTTACAAGTATCTGGTAGAAAATTAAAATTAGGAACTATAGTACCTGCACATAAACATTTACAAATAGATAGAACTACTAATATAACTCAAGAAGCTTGGATAATATTGAACGGAAAGGTTAAAGGAATCTTTTATGATTTAGATAATAGTATACTATATGAGTCTATTTTAACTGATGGTGATTGTATTGTATTATATAGAGGTGGACATTCATTAGAGGTAGTAGAAGAAGATACTATATTCTATGAATTTAAAACAGGTCCATATTTTGGTATAGATATAGATAAAGAAAAGATATAATGAAAGACATAATAATAGATTTAGGAATGCATCCATTTGCAGACACATTTGTATCTGAAGCCCAACTTAACTTACCAGAACCAGTTTACCCATTACAATGTAAATTAGATCAAGAATCAGGTTTAGTTAAATTAGTATATGAAACAAGTGCAGACCAAAGATATAATTTATATGATTATTCATATACATCTGCTAATTCTAAAGTATCTAGAGAACATTGGGATTCATTTGCTACATCTGTAACTAATAATGTATTCTGGGAAACAATTGGTAAGGTACTTGAAATAGGATCTAATGATGGATATCTTTCTAAGCAATTTAAAGATCAAGGTCATTCTGTATTAGGAATTGATCCATCAAGAAAAATGTGTGACATAGCAAATGAAAGAGGTATAGATACTATATGCGGTTTATTTAGTTATGATGCACTGTCATCTGATAGTTACGATTTAGTAGTAGCTAATAATGTATTCAATCATGCAAATGATCCATTAGAATTTGCAAAAGATGTAGAAAGAGTATTATCAAACAAAGGAACATTTGTATTTGAAGTTCCTTATTGGTATAATACAATAGTTGATAAAAGATTTGATCAAATATATCATGAACATGTTAGTTACTTTACAGTTAAAGCAGCAGTAAAATTATTAGCAAAGGCTGGACTAACAGTATATGATGTACAATGGGTAGATTATCATGGTGGTTCAATTAGAGTTTTTGCTAAGAAAGGAAAATGTTCTATTTCTGAAGCTGTGAATAGGTTTATACACCAAGAGGAAAAGGAAGGACTATTTACACAAGAGCGGTATGATAGATTTATGAAAGATATTAAAAAATCAAGAGCACTCTTTCTAGAAAAATTGTATGCAATTTCAAAAACAGGTAAACCTATAGTAGGTATAGGAGCAGCTGCCAAAGGTAATACATTTCTAAATTTCTATAACATAGATAATACTGTTTTAGATTATGTAACTGATGTTTCTGAGTATAAAATTGGAAAATATACACCTTTAACTAGAATACCTATACTTGATGATAAAACTGTATTTGAAAAGTACGATGAAGTATATGCAATAATACTTTCATGGAATATATCAGATTTATTAAAAGAAAAACTACAAAAAATTAGTAAAGCAAACATAACATTTTTAACAATATAACATAATGAAAATAAAAAATATTTGGAAAGACGTAGAAGAACCATTAGAAATGCATATAGATGATAGAGGTACTATAGTAGATTTATTTTACGCAGAAGATATAAATCATGTAGCAACTGTTATATCAGAACCAAACGCAATTAGAGGAAATCATTATCATAAAGAAACTACTCAACATATGCTAATGACTAGAGGTTCATTAGAATACTGGTACAAGCCAGTAAATTCAAATGAGAAAGCAAAGATGGTTGTAGCAACCAAAGGAGATTTAGTTTCGACTGGTCCTAATGAGATACATGCATTAAGAATTGGACCTGAAGGTAATGAGTTTGTAGTATTCTCACAAGGGAAAAGAGGAGGCAAAGATTATGAATCAGATACATTTAGAGTTGATAATATAATAATATGAGTTTTGAAGTAATTAAAACATTTGAGAATAAAATAGCAGAATTCTTTGGTGCGCCTTTTGCAGTTGCAGTAGATTGTTGTACACATGGATTGGAATTATGTTTAAGATACCAAAACTTTAGTTATATTAACGTTCCTAGGCATACATATATCTCAGTTCCATTTCTTTCTAAAAAATTAGGTATTCAATTAAAATGGACAGATGAAAAATGGAAAGACTATTATTATCTAACTAATCATGAAGGCTTTGATCCGATAATAGATGCTGCAATACTATGGAAGGAGGATAGTTATATTCCTAGATCATTTATGTGTATAAGTTTTCAATTCAGGAAACACCTAAGTCTGGGTAGGGGAGGTATTATATTAACAGATAATAAAGATGCAGCAATCGAACTTAAACGAATGTCATACGATGGTAGATCACCAGATTCTCCATGGGGAGATCAGGACATTAGTTCCATGGGATATCATTATTATATGACACCAGAAACTGCACAACAAGGCCTAAATAAATTAGATGATGCAATAAAAACAACTCCAAGGCAATGGTCAATAGATGATTGGCCAGATGTATCAAAGATGAGAATATTCAATAAAAAAAATGAAGTAGATATATATTTACAAACAAGATAATTATGAAAAAGAAAGCATTTATTACAGGAATAGGAGGCCAAGATGGAAGTTATTTAGCAGAATACTTATTAAACTTAGGATATGAAGTGCACGGAATAGTCAGACGACATTCTACAGCAGAGACACAAGACAGTAGAATATCCCATTTGGAAGATATGGTTCATACATATTATGGCGACTTATTAGATCAAGGTGGTATAGAAAGGTTATTAGATAAAATACAACCTGATGAGATATATAACATAGCAGCCCAAAGCCATGTAAGAATTAGTTTTGATATTCCACAATTTACAGTTCAAACAAATGCAATGGGTGTACTCAATGTATTAGAAGCATATAGAAGAGCATGCCCAAAAGCAAAATTTTATCAAGCAAGTTCATCTGAAATGTTTGGGTTATCAATAGAATCAAATAACTCCCAGAAAGAAACAACACCAATGAATCCAGTATCACCATATGGTTGTTCAAAAGTATTTGGGTATAATATAGTAAGAAATTATAGAAGAGCTTATAAACTACATGCAGTTAATGGAATTTTATTTAATCATGAGTCGCCTAGGAGGGGAAGTAATTTTGTAACTAATAAAGTAGTTAAGGCAGCTGTAAGAATCAAGTTAGGTCTTCAAGACAAACTTGAACTAGGTAATATAGATTCATATAGAGATTGGGGCCATTCTAAAGATTATGTTAGAGCAATGCACTTAATGATGCAACAAGATGAACCAGGTGATTGGGTAGTAGCTACAGGAAAAACTCATTCGGTTAGAGAAATGTGTGATTTAGTATTTAAGTATCTAGGACTAGATTATAAAGAATATGTCACTCAAAACCCAAAGTTCTTAAGACCAGAGGAGTTACCATACCTTAAAGGAGATCCGACTAAAATAAAAACAGAACTAGGATGGAAACCAGAATATACATTTGAATCTATGATGCATGAAATGTGTGATCATTGGTTAGAAGTTTATAGTATAAATAAAATTAAGTAATAATATGAAATATAAAAAGAAGTATGCCGTTTTATTTGCAAGTAGAAATAATTATATCTTATTCGAGGAATTATTCTATAAAAAGGTAGATGTAAAATCTGTAGAAGATGTTTTATTCTTAAATATAGATGTACAATCTACAGATGAACAAGTGAAATATGGTAAAGAGATTTGTAAAAAATTTAATATTACAAATATAGAAACCGATCGAGATACATTACCAATGCAGAACTGTGTAGATGAAGCTATTAAATTTCTAGATAATACTGATACAGATATTGATTGGCTAATAGTGTTCCAGCATGATGCATATCCTGTAACTGAAGACTTTTGGAAAAAATTAGATGACAAACTTATAGAACATGAAAATTTCAAACAAGTCGTTGGAATGTTTGGATTCAATGATGTAGATACATCTAATAGATTAGGAAGAGGAAATTTAATTAAAGGTATACTTGAACCTCCATATTCAAGTTGGTATCAAAATGTACCAGATAGTTATTTAAAGAAAGATTATTGTGTAGTCGAATCAACAAATTATATAGCAACTGGTATTAATATTAATCTATTTAAGACATGTATCAATATCGATACAGATTATAATTTGAACCTCTGGGGTGATGATGTCGCACACCAATTTATGTTTAATAATATTTGTAATATAGGTTTCACGGATTTAATAGTTAAACATCATATAAGCTTAAAACATGCAGCAGGAGTACCAGACTCACAGACATATAACCCTCATTATTTTGGTGATACTAATTCTCAAGATCATCAAATGAACTGGAGGAAAAAATATGGATGGGGCTGGGGTTATAGAAATAAAAATTTAAGAAATGAGTTTCAATCTGTAATAGATAAGTATGATAATACTATACAAAAAGCTTTATTTAATATGCATATCAATGATGGTCCATTACAAATAGAAGATCTTTATGAAGCTTAAAGAAGATATATTCATTTCAAAACATGACTATCAGGATATGATTAAACATGAACATTCCATTGGAAGTTCATATTTTGATAAAGAGTTTGGCGTAAATAAAGATGATTATAGTTTAGATGAAATATTATTATTATCAAATAATATAATTGATGATAAATTTAATTATAATTTTTCTGACAAAACCTGTGCAATAGTTGGAAATGCTCCAACCGTGTTAGAAAATCAATATGGTAATTTTATTGATGCACATGATATAATAGTACGATTCAATCATAGCCAGACAAAAGGATATGAAATACAGGTCGGCACAAAAACAAACTTCAGAGTAATATCAGCAAAAGTTTTTGGATATAAAGAATGTAATCAGTTAACAAGTTTTGATTCTAATTTTATACCAACACTTAAAGATGAACATTTTATATTAAAATCTGATATGAACTTATCATCTAGATATTTAGTTGGTGGTTTAATTAATAACATTAATGGATCAAATAAAATAAGTATAGTACAACCATCAGTTCAGAAAACAATACTAGAAAATTTATCAGCTACTGAACCTAGTGCAGGATTTTTTGGAATACATTTATTCTTATCATTCTTTAAATCAGTTAATATATTTGGTTTTGATTTTTATAAAAATGCAGATACCACCCAAAATTTACATTATTTTGAACAGGTATATTCACCCGGACTGGAACTACATAATTTTGCAGCTGAAGAACAATCCATTGCATATTTAGAATCAATTGGAAGAATAAAGAGTTATTAGTACTAGGATATCCGAGAAAAATTTGTTATATTTATATAAATAAAAAAAAGAATTATGTTATATATATTTGAAATGGCTAATAACCATATGGGAAGTGTTGATCACGCAAAAAAAATAGTAGATGAATTTGCTATATTATCTAAGGATAATAATCTAACAGCTGGTATTAAGTTACAATTCCGTAACCTAGATACATTTATACATCCAGAATATCAGACTCGTAGTGACCTGAAATATGTTAAACGATTTAATGAAACTCGATTAGATAAATCTGAGTTCAAGGAAATTGTAGATTATATTAAATCTAAAGGATTATTAGCTATTACTACTCCGTTCGATAATGAGTCAATCCCATTAACAAATGAATTGAATATTGATGTTCTAAAAGTAGCAAGTTGTTCTGTTGATGATTGGCCATTACTAGAAGAATTATCGAATATTAATAAAAAAATAATAATTTCAACGGCTGGCGTCGAGTTAAATACAGTAAGACGTGTTTATAATTTATTTAAGAAAAAGGGAAGAGATTTTGCTTTCATGCATTGTGTAGGAGAATATCCAACTCCAATAAACGTTTCAAATTTAGATAGAATTAAAGATATGAAACGAGAATTTCCTGATATAGAAATTGGATTTTCTACTCATGAATCTCCATTAGAAAAATCAATGACGCCATATGCAATTGCAATGGGATGTACAATCATTGAAAAGCATATAGGAGTAAAAACTAATGATATTGCATTAAATGATTATTCATTAACACCAGACCAAATGGAAACGGTTATAAAAGAAGTAGATCAATTATTCCAAGCATCACAAGGAAAATCTAAAAATGAAAAGAAAGCTTTAGTTGCTCTTAAGAGGGGAGTATATTTAAGAAATGATATTTATAAAGGACATACCATAACTGATAATGATATTTATTACGCAATGCCGGTGCAAGAAGGTATGTTAAATGCATCATCGTATTATGATATTATTGGATCAGAGTTAACTCGAGATTTGAAATCTAACGAAGGATTAAAATATTCTGACATAGTAGATGTTAAGAAGCAATCTATTATTCATAAAATAAAATCTCAAGTTAGTGATATATTACATGCAGCAAATGTAACAATAACAGAAAAGGATGATGTTGATATTTCATGTCATTATGGATTAGATGAGTTTATTAATATTGGAGCTGTTATTATATCTAAAATTAATAGACGATATTGTAAAAAGATTATAGTAATGTTACCAGGCCAATCTCATCCTACTCATCGGCATATGATCAAAGAAGAATCATTTGAATTACTATATGGTGATTGTGAATTAGTATTAAATGGGAGAGTAATTGATCTTAAATTAGGTGCACCAAAATTAATTAATACTAAAGTTGATCATTCATTTAGTAGCAAAGGAGGATGTGTAGTAGAAGAAGTCTCTACAACTCATATACCAGGTGATTCTATATATCAAAACCCAAAGATTAATAAATTAGAGTTGGATGATAGAAAAATAAAAATCGACTTAATAAAATAATATAGATATGAAAGCTATTGAAACCTTTTTTCCAAAGAAATTTGAAATGGATTTTGATCCATCTTTAAGACACTTTGAACGATATTCTGAATGTATAAAAATTTTAAAGAAATTAGGCCCGAATGAGTTATGGTTAGATTGTGCTTGTGGTTGTGGGTATGGTACAAATTTACTTTCAAACTTTACAAAGCATGTTATTGGATATGATATAAATAAAGATGCTATCAAGTATGCACAAAAAATATATAAAACACCTGATTGTACATTTGTAAACGACCTTTCAACTATTAAAGATCAACAATTTAATGTAATTTTATCTATAGAGACAATAGAACATATGCCATCTAATAAAGGAATTGAATTCTTAACAACATTAAATACATTATTAAAAAAAGATGGAGACTTTGTAATTACAACACCAATAGTACCAGAAACTAATTACAATCCTAGTAATAAATTTCATAGTTTAGAATATTCAAACAAAGACTTTACAGAATTATTAAATAAAACTGGGTTCGAAATTCAAGACTCGTATTTTATCGAAACAACATTTACAGATGGCGAAACGAAAGACCAAGGATATTATAAATGTAAAAAAGCATTAAAATGAAAAAACATATACAATTTACTGATATTTCATATGACGAGTTAAAAGACATCAAAATTACATTTGTTAATATGCCTTTAAGAGAATCTGCGACACCTAATTTCCCTCCAGAAGGTCCATGTATCTTATCTGCTATAATTAGGAAGTATGGTGGAGAACCTCATGTTATAGACTTAAATGCATATAGAATAAAAGATGACCTTGCAGCCGATCGAAATTTATCGAATGGTAGACATTTAACTCTTAAAGAGGCCGAAGATTTAATTGCAAAACATTTAGATAATGTTGGTGAACAAGATATATTTGCATTCTCTGGAAAAATAACAACTTTGCAATGGCAAGAAGATACAGCAAAGATAATAAAAAAGTTACAACCAGATTGTTTTTTAGTATCTGGAAATGGATTAGCAACAGAAATTAAAAGAGGTTTATTTACATGGATTCCAGGACTTGACGCAATAGCAAGATCTGAAGGTGATGGAATCATATTTGATATATGTAAGGACGGGAAACTAATTAAAGAATTAGGATGGCCTAAGGCTATTTCTTCTGGTAAATTAAGTCCTTTTTTTGTTGGAGAAATTGAAGGAAAGAATAGATGTGTATATGAAGGAAGTAGGCCTGCAAACTTAGATGATATCCCAAACCCAGCATATGATTTATTAGAATGTGATCCATATGGCCATAATGTATTAGAAGATTATATTAATGCATCAATATGGGGTACAGCTGCAAATAATAGTTCAGCAACTCCATTTACTATGAAACGAAGTTTATCAACTGTTAGTAGTAGAGGCTGTCCTTATTCCTGTGCGTTTTGTTATAGAGGTTCAACAGGAGAAAGAAATTACGGAGTAAGGAGCACAGAAGCTATAGCTATTCAAATCAGAGAATATGTTGATAAGTATAATTTAGATTTCATAGCATTTCCAGATGATAATTTTGCTGTACAGAAAAAAAGAATATTAAACATGGTTCCAGTGTTTAAGGAGTATGGTATAGATCATGTAAAATGGGGAACCCATACAAGGATGGATGAAGCTGACGACAGAGCATTTTCAATGGCGGCCGCGGGTTGCATCTATATAGGATTTGGAGCAGAATCTGCATCTGATCATGTTCTTACTTTAATGCAAAAAGGTGGGTTCATATTAAGAAACGGACTAGTACCTACAGAGGTAAACGGTAAAATATATAATTTTCCTAAAACAATGATGACTGCTATTAGAAATTGCGCTAAAGCAGGAATACATGCTAATTGTACTTGGATAATGGCATATCCAGGAGAAGAATTAGAACACTTAAAAACTAGTGTTGCATTTATAATTTGGCAACAACAATTCTGGACAGATGGACATGAGCCTGGATCACCAGATTATGAAAGACTTAGAGACGGAGTAAATAGAAGAATGTTTACAGCTACAGCATATCCAGGTACAGAAATGTGGAGAGTGGTACGACCTAACTTGGAAAAACATTTTGGTTTAAGTCATGATAAATTTGGTAATCCTATATGTGATGATAACTTCCATAGGTATGTATTAGAATTAGATGATGCAACAAAGATACTAAATGATAGAGATGGGAATCCAGTTAATTTTGGATCAATGAGTATGGAAGAGTTCTTACAAGCAAGGGAACATATAGATAATGATGAGATTGAAAAAATATTAGAAATGTAATGCAATATATATTAATACCAGCAAGATTAGGCTCTAAAGGCGCACCATTTAAGAATCGTAAATTAGTACCTCAATTATTAAGAAAACTTGATAAATTTAACTTATTAGATAATGTAATTTTATCAAGCGATGATCCAATCTTACAAAAATATGGAGAACGATATGGTATAACAGTCCATGACCGACCAACCAAGTATTCTTCAGATACTGCTAGTATGAGATCAGTAATTCTAAATGTAATACAAGATTTAGAACTAGATCCTGCCGCAGACATACTAACATTATACCCAACATACCCAGGAAGAACATTAGATGAGATATTAAAATTTAAAGAATTTTATTATAAACATAATTTAACATCTGCATTATGTAAAGAAGATGTAAAAACTCATCCATATCTTTGTCTACATGAAGAAGGAATTTATTCGTCTATTATTAATAGTCATGATTTCTATAGAAGACAAGATTATCCAAAATGTTTTAAGACATCACATTACTTGATAATGGCAAAGGCCTCTGAACATCAATTTCTTAACGGGTTATTATATAATAATAAGACTGGATTTTATTATATAGGAGAAAAATTAGATGTTGATTATACACCGGATCTAGATAAAATATGAAAAAGAATCTAATATATATAGTATCTATTGATCATAATACTTCAGAAAACAAATGTAGCGATTATTCTAAATATTGTATTGCATCATGGACAGCATGGTGTAAAAAATATGATATTGATATAATAGTTAATACAGACCATGATAGTAGATTTGGTAGACCAATTTGGAATAAAGAACTTATATATGAAATAGGAAAAGAGTATGAGAAAATTGGAGTAGTAGATTCAGATACTATGGTCAAATGGAACGCACCAAATATATTCGAAACATTTGAAGATGAGTTTTGTGGAGTAAATGATATTGCAGATTTCTCTTGGTTGATGAATAGTATATCACAATATAAAAAGTTCTTTCCAGGAACAGAAATTGATTTAATGAAATATATGAACGCAGGAGTATTATTCTTTCATAATAAATATCTAGATGTGTTTAAGCAAGTTTTAGATTTATATCTAGATAATCAAGAAGAGCTTGATAATTGGAATAAAGGAGGTGGCCGTGAACAGACAATATTAAATTACATACTAGTAAAAAATAATGTAAAAAAGAAATTCCTAACACCAGCCTGGAATCTTTTATCTATACATAGAAGAAATATGTTTACTCATAATTGGCAACTCAATATAGATACAGATCCATATTTTGTAAAATATGCTAATGTATGGCACTTTACTGGATTTCCTGTAGAAGATCGTAAAAGGCTTATGGAACAGACATGGACACAATATAAAGACAAGTATTAATGAAAAAGAACGTATTATTTCTAGTTGCAATAACAGTGCCTGGTAAAGAATCTAGGTCGGCACCTTATAGATATGGAATAGATAGTTATAGACATTGGTGTAAGAAGAACAATGTAGAATTATTCATACTTGATGAGTTAATAGCTCAACCAGATGAAATGAAAGTCAATTTTTCTAGATATTATGCTTTAGAATTATTGGAACAGTCTGGTATTGAATACGATAAAGTTTGTATAACAGATGTAGATAGTATAATACATCCAGATTGTCCTAACTTTTTTGAACTAACAGATGATAAATTATATGTAACTCATTGTGATGGCGATTATGATTGGACTATCAGAAGCATGGAAAATTATGCTCACGAGTTTGATGAATTCAATAAGTTTGATATATGGTCATATTTCAATTCAGGATTTTTAATTATCAATAAACAACATAAAGAATTCTTTAAGGACTTCATGGAATTTTTCTGGAAAAATAAAGATAAGATTAATGCAGTACAACAAAAATATGGTGTAGGAACAGACCAACCATTATTAAATCATTATGTTCATATGAAGCAAATTGAATGTAAACAATTACCATATATTTATTGTATGGTGGATTTGCCACGACATGGATTGTTATCGGATGACATGAGGTATATAAAGATACCTGGAATATATCAATTCAATGCAATACCTGGAGGAGATTCATCGACATACAATTGGATGGAAAAAACTTATAAAGAATTATATGAAAACATTAACAGAAATTAGCAGTCATTATAAGTACAAATCAGCTCTTAATAGGGGTACTGGATTTACTAATTCAGGAGGTGATATGAATCAACATGGTTATACAACATTATATGATAAGTACTTTCAGGCTTGGAGAACATCTAATATTAGATTATTAGAAATTGGAGTATTCCAAGGACGTAAATTAGCAACGTTCTCAGATTATTTTGTTAATGGAGAACTATATGGAGTTGATTTATCAATAAAGGAATTTGAATTAATGAAGCCTGAATTAGAGAAATTAGGAGCATTTGCAAACAAAAATCTAAAGTTAGTCTGTCAAGGAGCATCTGATGAAATAGATACCTGGGATAAACGTATACATTCATATCCAGACTTTGATTTTATAATTGATGATGGATGTCATAGACCAAATGCATGGCAACCAACTATTGAGAATTTCTGGCCAAAATTAAAGGAAGGAGGAATTTATATTATAGAAGACATCCATGAACTATTTATAGATGAATTAAATGAACGGTTAGTGAAAACCGGACATAATAAGAATATAATTAACACATATAAAACAACTCAAGCAGAGTCAATAATGTTTTTAAGGAAATAAATTATGATAGATATAAAAAATAAATATACAATAGGAGTATTGGTGCAGTTCTATGAAATAGAGATGGTATCAGAATATATAGATAGTTGTATTCAGGCATTAGAGATAGTTAAGAATAAAGAAAATGTTACATTCCATTTCTGTTTTAATAAATCAGAATTTTTTGAAAGAATAGATACAGAAAAAATAACTATAGAAGAATTAGAATCTAGATTCAATAAACAAATAAAACGATTATCAGATATAGGATGTCCAGTTGATTTAGATATTAAAACTAATGATGATAAGATTTATAATATCGCAGCATACAGAAGAGATTTGAATTATAATTACTGTGATGAATGTGATTTTGTATTATGGGGAGAGACGGATAGTCTATGGCCAAAAGAAACATTTTCATCAATTGAAATGATCGATGATCATGCAAGATCAAATAAGATAAACAGATATGTTGTAACATTTGCGTATAGAAAGATGTGGGGAGCTGATTGGAAACCTTTAGAACATGTTGATATGACAGATAAGCCATTCATTGATACAAAAGAATGGAATCTTAATGCACCTGAGAGTCCTAAATCATATATGTCATTAGAACAAATGAATGAGATTAATGATAAGGCAGATGAATTAGATATTAGGATATTGAACAAACCAAAATTTGATGGATCATGTTTAGTTATATCAACAGATTTAATTAAAGCAGGTGTTAATATTCCGCATGCATTATTAGTATGTGGAGAAGATACTAGTTTTGCAGACATGGCTGAATTTATGATGGGAGATAAATATATACAATTTGTCATTAAAAATATCCTAAGAGTACATAATAGACGACATCCACAAAAGAGATTATATATAAAAGATGAAGACAACCCACGTGGTGATTGTGATCATGGAAAAGGTGATTGGTGGAAACTGATATCAAACATGTCCAAGTCAAATTTAAGTAAATTAAGAGTAAACCAAGATAAGTTTTTAACATTTGAAGACCATCAAAAAGAGATAAATAAATTATGAAAATGCAAATTGGAGAAATAGCAGATAGATATTCAATTCTATTATTAAAATTAGAACGTACAGATTTAGAAATTACTCAAGAAGTAGATGATTATAAATCAGCAATAGCACCATACATTGGTATTAATATTTGGGTAGAAAACCTAAAAGTAATTAATGGGAGAATATGGGATTTAGAATCTGATATACGTAGAGGAAAAGAAAAAGAATTAGGACTTGAGGAAGTCGGTCGTAGGGCATTATTGATTCGTAATATTAATAATGAACGTGTAGCATGTAAAAATGAAATTACAACTTTATATAAAGAAGGCTTTATAGAGACTAAACAAAATCATGCAAGCCAAAACTAATATAACAATATCCATAGATGATATCCATCCAGAGAAAGGGTGGGGAATGGAAGGTGATGACTGTATGGGTTATTTGGAAGAACTTAATAGAGAGTTTGGAGCTAAGTTTACATTATTCATTCCATCTAATTACCATAACAAGTTTCCTATCTCAGACCATCAGGAATGGATTGACTGGTTAAAGTCAAAAGAATATTTTGAATTAGCGGCACATGGACATTATCATATGTGTGATAGAAAGGATATAGGAGAATGTGAGTTCTATGAAATAGATACTGCAGATAAAGCAAAATCTAGAATTTGGCAAATGATGGAAGAATGGAGTGATGTAGATCATATACCTGTAGGTTGGAGGAATCCAGGCTGGTTAGCACATCCAGAGGCAATTAAATGGTTAGGTCCAATTTTCAAATATGCAGCTGTACATTACGAACATAATCATAATTTACAATGGGATTGTAAAATGATTTTTGGTGCAGATGGAATACATGAAACAGATATATCAATACATGATGGAAATATAATGTTTCAATCACATATAGCAGGTGACCATAATGATAATGTATGGAATGAAACTAACTATCAACAACTAAGAGTATCACTAGATCATTTATCACAACAGGATATACAATTTAAAACATTAGGACAATTATGAAAATAGCATTTTTTACAGAAGGTAATTGGACAGGTAAAGTCTCAAGAGATAATCCAAATATGAGAACTGAAATGGCCTGGATGTGCACACTTGAAGCAGATCATTATAATATACACGGAGGTGATATTCAAGGTGAATATGATCTAGCAGTATGTATTATACCTAAAAAGAATCCTCAATTTAATGTTGAAAGAATTCGTAAACATTGTAAGCAGGTAGCATCAATGCAAGAAGGACCTCATTGGTATTTCCAAGACTATCCATTAGATCTACAAATATGGTATTATAATACATTACAAGATATGGATTTTCTATATGTACATAATGAAATAGATAAAAAGTACTACCACGGACTTACAGGCAAAGAATGTAAAGTATTATCAAGTCTAATGATAGAAGATACTATCAGTAATACATATGTACTACGAGAAGGAGTAATGATGGGTGGAAATTTCTGTCATTGGTATGGTGGATTTGATTCATATATGGTAGCACAAGAATTTGGTACAGATGTAACAGTACCAAGTATGGGTAGAAAAATAGAAGGTGAAGAGCAAATGGAAAATTTAACTCATTTATCATATTTGAATTGGACTAATTGGATAGTAGAATTAAGTAAAAGAAAATATGGAGTTCATTTAATGAGAACTCATGCAGCAGGAACATTTGCTCTTAATTGTGCATATTTAGGAATTCCATGTATTGGGTATGAAGGATTGGATACTCAAATGATATGCCACCCTGCATGTACAGTAGATGTAGGAGATTTAACAAAAGCAAAACAAATAGCAAAAATGCTTAGGAAAGATGAAGAATTTTATTTATATTGTAGTAATGAAGCGCGAAAAAATTATAAGGAATATTATCATGAGAGTAAGTTTAAATTAGATAAAGAATAATATGTCAGATATAAATCTTTGGATGGACCCAAAAGAAAAGGAATTAATACTAAAGTATATACAACAGAAGCCAGACTCTACAATGTTAGAATGGGGTTGTGGTGGAAGTACATTAATATTTTCTAAAGAAGTAAATCATTATGTAAGTATAGAACATAATTTAGATTGGTACATTAATGTACAGGATACAATTAAAGAATCCGGCCTTAGTAATATAGATTTTAATTTAGTAGATATATCAAAAGAAGTTCCAACTGCTAAAAAAGCTTTCTATGATAAATGGGAAACGGAAATTCATGAGTTATCCAAATTAACAACTAATAGCATTCCAGATTTAGATTATTGCATCTATCCAAAAAATAGATTTGTATTTCATGAATATATAGATTGGGTAGATAAATTAAAAACTAAGATATATGATTTTGTACTAATAGATGGAAGGGCCCGAGCTGATTGTGCATTTAAGATACTTAATTATATAGATGATGATTCAATTGTATTTATACATGATTATTGGAAGCGTCCACCATACCAAGTCATAACAGAGTATTATGATGTTATTGATTCTGTACAAGATACATTACAAACTATAGTAGCATTAAAAAGGAAAAAATGAAAATAAGTTTAATACAACCAGGAAGAAATAATCTTAAGTATCTTAAATGGTCTTATGATTCGATAAGAAAGAACCAAGGTAATCATGAAGTAGAAATTTGTATAGCAGATGACTTTTCAAATGATGGTACATGGGAATGGTGTCAACAAATGATGAATGAAGATTCTAATTTTGCAGCAATACGAAATGAAGGTCCGACTAGATTAGGCCATACTATATTATATGATAGATTAGTTAATGAAGTAGCCACAAGTGATATTTGTATGATATATCATGCTGATATGTATTTATGTCCAGGAGCATTAGATGCAATCCAGTCTGAAATAAAAGAAAAAACAATAGTATCTCTTACAAGAATAGAACCACCATTACATCCACCAGGACCAGAAAAGATATTAGAAGATTTTGGAATAGAGCCTGAAGAGTTTAAGGAAGATGAATTATTAAGATGGTTAGCCGGATTTATGCAAGGAGATGAAATTCCAACTACTGATGGTATATTTGCTCCATGGGCATTCTATAAAAAGGATTTTCAAGAGATAAATGGACATGATCCATTATATGCGCCACAATCAAAAGAAGATTCAGATATCTTTAATAGATTTCAGTTAAATGGAATTAAGTTTATTCAAACATGGAGAGGATTTGTATATCATATGACATGTAGAGGATCTAGATTTGCAGATGGAGCTAAAAGAAATCCAGATGGAAATGTTTTTATGAAGAATAGAGAAACAGATGAATGGTTGACTCAAAACCATAAATCAACTAGAAATTTTATAAGAAAATGGGGACAGATGGTTAAACATGATGAATTTTTGAAACCTATCATTACACCTAAGTATGACCTGGGGTTCATTATTAAGAATTGTAATGATATATTGTTAAAAGAACTTGAACCATGGTGTAACACCATCTATATAGATGACTTTAATAATTTAACAAATGCATACTTCCAAGATGAAAAAAGAAATACATTATATGATTTAAGTGAAAGAGTACAACCATATGATAATAATAAAAATAATTCTGTATTGGTTGAGATGGATGGAAGGAAACTTTCTAAACTAGATTATCAATATTTAGTTCAGTTACAAGAAATAATAGCTACAGATGAATCATTACATGATCTAGTTTATGAACTTCAAACTAAGAATGATACTCTTTTAAATTCATTTGAGTTAGGTAGTTTAAAAATAACAATAAATAGTTTAGAAACATTAGAAAAAGATTTAATAGTATGCAAAAAGTAATAGTAACAGGAGGAGCCGGTTTTATAGGTTCTCATATAGTAGATAGATTGATTAGTGATGGAGTACAAGTATCTATATTAGACGACTTCTCAACAGGTAAAGTAGAAAATGTTAACCCAGCTGCATATTGTTGGAAAGTAGATATTGCATCAGCGCCTATAGAAGACCTTGCAGTATTTATGGATGGTGTAGATGCAATATTCCATTTAGCAGCATTAGCAAGAGTTCAACCATCTATTGAAGAACCAATTCCATACCATAATGTCAATGTAACTGGAACACATAATTTATTAGCAGCTGCCGTAAAAGCAGGAGTTCCTAAATTTATATTCAGTTCATCAAGTTCTGTATACGGAAATGCATCTGTACCAACTAGTGAAGATCATAAACTGAATCCAATATCACCTTATGCATTACATAAATTAATTGGAGAACAATACTGTAAACTATTTAGTACTTTATATGATATTGATACTGTATGTTTAAGATACTTTAATGTGTATGGTGATAGGATGGCATTAGATGGTGCATATAGATTAGCCATACCAATCTTTGCTTCTCAGATAAAAGCAGGTAACCCATGTACTATTAATAATGATGGTAATCAAAAAAGAGATATGACATATGTAGGAGATGTTGTAAATGCAAATATGTTAGTTGCATCATCAGAAAAGGAATTCAATGGAGAGGTGTATAATATAGGGAATGGAGATAATGTATCAGTAAATGAAATAGTTGATATGATGGGAGGAGAAAAGAGTTATGGTAATAAAGTTATTGAACCATTTGAGACATTGGCTAGTACAGCAAAAATTGATTTAGATTTAGATTGGAAACCAAATGGTGACTTACAAAAATGGATTAACAAATATAAAACGGAATTAGGAATATGAAGATAGGTATAATAGGAAGAGGATTTGTTGGATCAGCAGTACAGTTCGGGTTTTCACCAAATGTTGGCTGTGATGCAGAAATTAGAATATATGATAAAGACAAAAGTAAATCAACTCATACACTTAAAGAAACAGTTAATGAATCAGATTTTATATTCTTATCTGTTCCTACACCATCTAATCCAGACGGTAGTATGCACTTAGGTATATTAGAATCAGTATTATCAGAGATTAAAGATGTTTATGAAGCTGGACCAATTATCTTAATACGATCTACAGTAACACCTGGAACAACAAGAAAACTACAAAATAAATTTAATTTACCAATAGTATTTAATCCGGAATTCCTAACAGAGAGATCTGCGAACTTTGATTTTATTAATCAAGCTAGATTTGTTTTAGGCGGAGAAATAGAAGATACAAATAAAGTTAAAAAATTATATCAATGGAGATTTGGAGACTCAACACCATGTATTGAAACTAATTATGAAACAGCTGAAATGATAAAATATATGAATAACTGTTTCTTTGCAACCAAAATTTCTTTCTTAAATGAAATGAAGCTAATATCAGATAAATGTGGAGTAGATTGGGATACAGCAGTAGATGGATTTGTTAGAGATGGTAGAATTGGACATAGTCATTTAAGTGTTCCTGGACCTGATGGTAAAAATGGTTTTGGTGGCTCATGTTTTCCTAAAGATGTAAGAGCAATGATTGGGTTCGCAGAAGAATTAGGAATTCATCCAAATACATTAGTAGGTGTATGGTCTACAAATTTAACAGTAAGAAAAGAAAGAGATTGGGAAGATCTTAAAGGTAGATCAATTATATAATGCAATACTTTATATTACCATTAGGATATAAACAACAGGATCTAATAAATGAGAGATATTTATTAGGAGAAAGCTCTTTCAAAGTTTTCTGGGCAGGAACGGGTTTTGAAAGTTTACAAAAGATAATTAAAGAAGCTCCTGACGTGTTAGAACATATTATTCTACTAGATGATACAGGAAAGAAGTATACAGTAGAAGAATTTTTAGATCAGATAAAAAAGCTACAAGTCAGAACTCAGTAATTTACTTATTTCCTTATATTTATATTAAATAACAACCAACAGTAAAGGAGAAAAACAAATGTTAGATGAATTAAATCTTAATCAAATTGAAAATGCCGTAAAAGATAAAGGCTACAAATGGTTTGAAGATAACAGTAACAAAGGATATGATGTTAATATCGTAGGAATACGAAACAATGAAACAAAAGGTAGAGTTACAAATGCCTTTGATGATAAAATAACGATATCATATAAAATAGATGGTGAATGGGAATTTCATGTATTCGATTGTACAACAGATCCAGGATCTGCATATATGAATAATCCAATAGTAGAAAGTAAGGGTACTGCTATACTAAAGCCAGGCCAATATAGAGGTTCACATAAACTTAGATTGCATGCAGGAAAATATTTAGCATTAGGTCAAAAGAAAGATGTAACTGTTTATAGAGATAATGACCGTGATGGTAATTATGACTTAGATGAATCAAAAACAGATACAGGATTATTTGGAATTAATATTCATAGAGCAACTGGTCGGGCAGGAAATAAATCTACAAGAGTAGATAAATGGTCTGCAGGATGTCAGGTAATTGCTGATAATGATGATTGGCATGAATTTTTAGATATCTGCCAAGCAGCTAGAGAAATACATGGTAATTCATTTTCATATACATTATTAGAATCTAAAGATCTTGATGAAGTAGGATGCTAACTCTAAAAGATATGTATTTAGTAGAACGTAAAGTTTTATCAGTATTTGATTTTGATGACACAATAGCAAAATCAGATGCATGGATATATGTCACGCGGGCAGGAAGAGTTACAAAAAAGTTAGATCCTGCACAATTTGCAGTATACAAACAAAAACCAGGAGAAGAATTTGACTTCAAAGATTTTGATCGACCTTTACGAAATCCAAGATTAATTAAATTGAATGCAGATTTATTAAGAAGGCAGATAGATAAAGCAAAGAGAGCTTCAAGAGGAACTAGGAAGGTAACTATATTAACTGCAAGAAGATTGGGAGCTCCAGTAACTAGTTTTTTAAAGACTGTAGGTATAGATGCATATGTAGTTCCTATAGGAAGTGCAGACCCAAAATTAAAAGCTGATTGGATAGAACAACAAATACTTAAAGGTTACGATACAGTATATTTTATGGACGACTCAAATAAGAATATAGCAGCCGTAAGAAATATGTTAAAACGATATCCTGATGTACAGTCAATAACAAAATTGATTAAAGAAAGGGTATTACCAACTAGTAAAATAAACTTTTCTAATATAAAAAGTTCTAAAATAAACGCTATATTATCAGAAGGAATGTCTAAGAATGTAATAAAAGATATAATAGATAGGGTATATCCTAGCATAGTAAATGACTTAGGAAAAAGTATATTTGGAAATACTGTCCCGGTAGTAGAATTACATACAGATATATATGCAAGACTAAGTGGAATTCCAGGAGCAACAGGAGAAGAAAGTCATAGTTCAGAAGCACAATATGATGATGAAGAAAATAAGATATTTATCTATTATCCAAATATGCATAGTGAAGAACATATTATTAAAGCTCTGTTACATGAATATACTCATTCATTACAAGACCCATCAAAATGGAAAGAATATAGAGAAGGAGGATATGAAAATAATCCATTTGAAAAAGAAGCATCTAATGCAGAAAAGAATTGGCGAGAGTATATCTAATGGGGCACAAGGTATTTATACGACACACGTATATTTATAAATGTAGTAATAAGAAATGTGGAGGTGAATGGAAAATCAATGAAGCAGAGCATATTGAAAAATTGAGATGTCCTCATTGTGGTGAACACGATACAGTTGAATATGTTATGGTCGACCAGAGGGACAAATATAATAGGAAGTGGGAATAATGTTAAAATTCTATAAGATGTTAGGAAACATATTTGATATGAGTTGGTGGGCAGATAAGATTAATTCTAAATTAGGATTGTATGAGTGGGCAAAGAAAAGCAGATTCCGTAAATGGCAAGAAGGATTGACAGGTTGGAAGTTTTGGGTATGGCAGATAGTAGGTGGAATATCATTTGTAATTATAATGGAATTCATATTAAATAAAATTGGAATGACAATGTTACCATGGCGATAAAATTAAAAGACATATTAGAATCGATGACTCCAAAACCTGAAGAGGTACTAGATGCTTGGAGAGAAAAGACAAAGGCTGATGATAAAAATTGGACCGGAACAAATATGCACGCATATTATTGTAGACGAGATAATTGTGGACCAGCCGCATTAGATATTATGATGTTTGCAAAAAAAGAATATGGTATAGAATTAGATAGTCCATTTCCAAACAAAACACAAGGATATTTTAGAGCAGATAGAGTAGTATCAGGTAAAAAAGATTTTACTCAAGAAATGAAAATAGAATTTTTAGAAGATGGTGGTAACTTTAATAGTGCTAAAGAAAGACGGGTTTGGATTGAAAACAGTAAGTATTCAGAATCCTGGAAATATATTCCACATTATTGGTTGGTAGATAAAAAAGGTAATATATATGATCCGGTAGGACAAGAACAATTTGTAGATAAAAAATTTGCAAAGGATTTAGATCCAGACCGATACGTTGAAGAAGACCCAAATATAGAGGACCTGGATTTATGATAAAATTAAAACAAATATTATTAGAAGGTAAGTTAGGCGACTGTTATCAAGCCGGAGGAAGACTTATAATGAATTTCTTTGGTGATAAAGACCATAAACTAGTACATGGTATGGTAAATGGTCAAGGTGCATTAGAAGGTATGCGGTATGGTCATTGTTGGGTTGAATCTAGGAATACTGTTATGGATCATTCCAACGGAAGAAAATTAGAAGTACCAACAAAAGTTTATTATGCGTTAGGAAGAATCAATCCAGAAGAATGTAAATATTATACTCCAGAAGAAGCAGCAAGGTTTATGTCAGAGGATGGAACTTGGGGTCCATGGGAAATGTCTGGTGATGTTGTTATGGCAGAAGATATACCAGATTCAAATTCTGAAATAGGCAAACAAGACCAAAAAATACCTAATGATATCTTAAAGAAAATTGAAACTTTTCTGTAAAAAAGCTGCCAAAAGATTTGGTAGTACGAGATATTTTCCTTATCTTTATATATAATTAAAAATTAATATAAGATGAAAGAAAAGCTAAAAGAACTCCAAGAATTTGTTAACAATATGAAATCCACTTCTTCTCTATTAGAGAAAAAGGTTATTATTGGTTCAGTTAAAGATAATAAGTTCATTACAACCGCGTTAAATTATACATATGATCCATATAAGAAGTATTATCTTACTTCAAAGAATTGTAAAAAGAATGCAGCTATATGTGATATGAATTCTAATTATGATGATATATTTGATTTATTTGATGATCTTAATAATAGAACATATACTGGACATGATGCAATTGCAATGGTAAATGGATATGTTGGAGAACATAAAGAATATAAAGATTTGATCTTCTCTATTATAGATAGGAACCTAGAACTTAGAGCATCCGATTCAGTTATCAATAAAGTTATACCAGGATTAATTCCAACCTTTGATGTTGCCTTAGCAACTAAATATGAAGAGAAATTTTGTGACTTTGAAAATGAAAGGTGGTTATCATCTAGAAAATTAGATGGTGTAAGATGTATCATTAGAAAGGAAGGAGATATGGTAATTGCTTATTCTAGACAAGGAAATGAATTTACAACCATACAAAAGGTATTAGATGATGTATCATTAATGTCAGGAGATTTTGTATTAGATGGAGAGATATGTTTGATGGATGAAAATGGTAATGAAGACTTCCAAGGTGTAATGAAACAAATCAAAAGAAAGAACCATACTATTGAGAATCCAAGATATGTTATATTTGATTACTTGTCATTAAAAGAATTTGATGCTAAGGAAAGTGATATGAAATTATCTGAAAGAATAAAAGAACTTAAAGGTGAAATTCATCATAATGGATATTATGATACATTAAGTGTACTTGATCAAGTATATGTTAAAGATGTAGAACACCTAAATGATATGATTGCAGAAGCTGATAAGGCCGGATATGAAGGTATCATGTTAAGAAAGAATGTTGGTTATCAAGGTAAGAGAACTAAAAACTTATTGAAGTGTAAGAAGTTCTTTGATGCAGAGTATGTAGTAGAAAGTGTAGACTTTGATACTCATAGGGTTATTAGAGATGGTAAAGAAGTACAAATGCCAATGTTAGCTCAGGCATATATTACTCATAAAGGAAATGAAGTAGCAGTTGGATCTGGTTGGAACCAAGAGCAAAGAATTAGATATGAAGCTCATCCAGAACAATTAATTGGCAAAACAATTACCGTTCAATACTTTGAAGAAACAAAGAATCAAGATGGAGGAATTAGTTTAAGATTTCCGACGGTGAAGCATGTATTTGAAAATGGTAGAAATGTTTAGTAAAATAAATTTAGATAAAGAAAATCGTATGTTACGGTTTGGGTTTGGAAAGCATAAAGGAATTTGGTTTATAAGAATAGACCTTTGGTGGATTGGAATAAGATTAATAAAAAATAAAAGTTATGAGTAAATTAGTAGCAGGTATATTATTATATACAGTAGGACAGGCGCTTATATGGTATCAGACAAATGGACAATTTGTTTGGCCTTGGGCAAAGAATAATCCAGGTTATATGGCATTGATATTTTCAATACCAATATCATATGGGTTTATATGGGGAACTAAGTTTGTAGTAGAACATTTCGATGGTCAGTTATGGCCAGGTAGATTTATAGGATTTGCATGTGGAATGTTAACATTTACAATTCTAACCAATTATTATATGGGAGAAGGGATAAATGCTAAGACTGCAATATCATTAGTATTAGCTTGTACATTAGTTCTGGTACAAATTCTCTGGAAATAGTATCCATCTGCATATTTATATTAAAATAAATAAACAAGGGAAAACAACATGTTAAAATTAAAATCACTACTCACAGAAGCACCGTCTGATGAATTAGAAAAAGTTTACGGCGATTCACAAAAAGGAGGATCGGTTGCAATTGGAAGAAAAAAGTTGTCCAATGTAATTAGTGACCCAAAAGTACAAGCATTATTAAATGCAGGTGATAAAGATGGTGATCCTAATGATGATAAATTTCCATATACATCTACTACAATTCAAGTAATGAAGTTGTTACCAACTCAAAATGAAATTGGCTTTGATCAAAGTGTTATGAATCTATTAACTGATCAGTATGGTTCATTAGATTCTTTCCTTAAAGGAAATGCTGATGTAGGCGGTCCAATTGTAACATATGCAGGACAATATATTATTGATGGACATCATAGATGGAGTCAGGTATTTGCAGCTAATCCATTTGCAAAGCTTGAAGCTTTGGATATAGCAGAGAAACCGGGATTCACTCATACAGATATGTTAAAAGTAGTTCATGGTGCAATTGCAGCAGAGTTAGGCAAAGTTCCAGCAGCAGATCCAAAAGGTGAGAATTTATTGAAAGGAGTTGATTTATCTATAATTCAACAAAAGGTACAAGACAACTTAGGAACAAATGTTGAAAAGGTTTGGATGGATAATTCACCTGTATATGCAGGAAGAAAGAAAATAGAACTTACGAACCCAGGAGATATTGCAACTGCAATCTTTACTAATCTAGAACTTATGATTAAAAGAAAATATGCAACAGGCGCGCCTGGTAGAAAGTCAATGCCTCAATCAGACGTAGGTGGTGATCCAGAAAATAAATTAAAGGCGTTAGCAAAAGGAATGATAAATGTATCTGAACCATTTGGTGAAGGAGTTACTCTTAAAGAACATTTCCAGAAGATTGCAAATATAAAGAAAGGGAAATAATATGCCAGCACCAAAAGTATTTAATAACGTAATAATAGGACAATTTGTATTAACAGGAATACCAATTAAGGTATATACTTCTGGTAGATTTTTAACACTTACAGATGCAGATGATATAGAGGATGCATTAATAGGATTTGGAATGGATGAACATGGTGAGATGGTACAATTTTCATATCCAGAAGTTGAATTTTTACAAGTTAACGGTAATAAAATAGATATAGCAACATACAATAAAGGAATGGAAACTTTACATAGTGGAGATGAAGCTCCAGCACAAAAAGAACCAGAGGATGAAGAAGATCCAAAAGATGAAGATGAGAAAGATGGAGAAGCTAAATCAGGACCATCAATGTCAGATCATTATAACCCAGGAGGAAAAGATATGAAATTAAAAGATTTAATAAGTGAGAGTATATTAGGACAATTACCATCTGAAAGAAATATGATAAAGATGAAATATAATCCTTTAGCAGAAATTAGTCAAGATGAGGCAGATGCAGAACAGTTAGCTATTGATGCAATGGCTGATGCAGCTGATGCTAAAATTAAAGCGGCTAAAGAAAAAGAAAAAGAACTTAAAAAGAAACCAATTGAAGATGTATATGTATCAGAAGATCATGACGGATATAAATTTGGTACTGGAGATATTGTAAATGATAAAGATCCAGGATGTCCTCATTTTGGTTCTAAAGGAATTGTAATAGATTTACCAAATGCTGGCGAAGTTAAATATTCAGTAACTAATGGAGATAAATCTAAATCATATAGACCTGGTGATGTATTAACAAAACAATCAGATCAATTAGAGAAAATGTAATGGCCGATAAAAAAATTAAATTAGCAGACCTAGTTAAAGGATCAGGATTTGTAGAAATTCCTAAAGATTGGCATGATAGTGATTCACCAAAAAGAGCAGGTAAAAAAGCTATTGATATGGTATTACCACCAAAAAAAGAAATAGTACTTAAAGCCGAGGTAGAGCCAGGAGGAGCAGATAGAGGATTAATAGTAAAATGGACTGATGGTAAAGGATACGAAGTTCAATATTGGTATACTACTCCTGATAATATAGTACCAATTGGGTTAATAGCTGATGGTACATCAAAAGGAAAAGCAGTAAAGAAAGTTACTCTGGAATATCATCCAGATAAAGATTAATTAATTTAAAGGACATTAAAATGGCAAAGAAAACAGCAAAAAAAGTAGTAAAGAAAGTAGTAAAGAAAGTACTTGATAGTACTGAGTTAGATGAAAAGTTAGTAGCAGAGTATAAAGAAAATAAATCAATGTATGATTTAATATTATGTCACTGTAAATGTTATGGTGGATACATATTAGCAGTAGGAGCTGGATGCTCATTTGGTGTAAGTTTTGTATGGGGAACTATAATATTAGCAGGAGCATTAGGTTGGGCATATCTAACTACATGTGGTTGTAAATTATGTAAAGGTGGAAACACCGGTTGTTGTAAAAACTAAATCTATTAGGAGACATCTATATGAAGAAGTTTATATTATTACTGGCTTTATTGCCAACAATGTTATTAGCGCAAGATAGTTGGGTACAATTCAAAGTACAATATGATAGTTGGGCTCCACAAGAGTCCAATTGGTTTATGGTTGAAGATACTGTTAATGGCGATACAGCAATTTTTCATCAACCAACAATTGCATATCAATATTTAGATACTACAATTAGCATTAACTCAGGTAATTATGTTATTACATTAAATGATTCTTATGGTGATGGTTGGAATTCAAACAATCCAGCTTGGTTTAAGATGCAAAATGATTGCCAAGGTCAAATATTAAACTATGATCCTTTATGGATGATGTTCTTTCAATTAGATACATTAGTCAATATACAACCATGTGCACCACCATTATCAGGGTGTACAGATTCAATAGCAACTAACTATGATAATACTGCAACAACTGATGATGGTTCTTGCATCTATCCACCATGTAATGGTTTAGATACTTTCTATGTAGAAACTTATTGTACAGGAGCTACTGCCACAGTTAAATATAATTGGTCTAATATGCCGAATCCTAATTGTAGAATGGCTTCATATACTAGATCAACAGATCTTTATAATTTAGGATCACAATGGTATCCTTATCCTTCTAATTGGTCAAATACAGCATTAATTTACCAAAACCAGCAACCTAACATGACATACTATTTTGTAGGTATGTTAACCGATTCAACTTATACAGACACTTTAGTAATTACAACTCCTGATTGTATACCTGGTTGTACAGATCCAACTGCATTAAATTATAATCCATGGGCCAATTCAGATGATAGTTCATGTCAAGCTCCACCTGCAAATTGCGCAGCTGGAGAATCCAACATAGTAGTGACAATAATGACGGATACTTATTTTGGTGAAACTAGTTGGGAATTAGCAGACACAACAGGTAATATATTAGCTGTGTCTTCATTATATTCAGGAGAAGGTGAAACAGTTATAACTGAAGTATGTGTACCTAATGGTACTGTTGTAGAATTTACATTAATGGATAATTTTGGTGATGGGCTTTGTGGTTCATGTTACGGAGGAGTAGATGGTAGTGCTTTAGTACAAACTCTTTGTGGTGATACTATATTATCAATACAATCTCCTAATGCTAATTTTGGAACGGATACGTCAGTACTATATACTGTTGCTCCATGTACTGTTAATGCCATCTTAGGATGTACAACTCCCGGATTTACAGAATACAATCCTCAAGCAACACAAGATGATAGTACTTGTTTAACACCAGTAGTATTAGGTTGTATAGATCCTACTTCACCAGATTATAATTCATCAGCAAACACAATGGATATAATTCCAACTTGTGATTATACATTAGTAATTACAGATGCAGCTCAAGATGGTTGGTTTGGAGCATGGTTAGGAGTATTACAAGATACTACAACATTCGGTCCATTTATGATGGGACCATATGATGGCGGACAACAAACATTTACAATTAGTTTAAGTGCATTAAGTCCAGTAGATATAATGTTCTTTGCTCCAGGTAATTCATCATCAACAGCAGATCAAAATGGATTCTATTTAATAGGACCTGAAGGAGATACTACATTATCAGGAGGAACAAATGCTTGGTTAGATCCTATAAAGAAATTTCCGTTCAAGTATAATAATGTACCTGAATGTGGTGACTACTGTACAGATGGTATAATTGGTTGTATGGATGCATTAGCATTTAATTATGATCCATTAGCTAATATGCCTAGTACATGTATACCAATAGTGTTAGGATGTACAAATGATTTAGCATTTAATTATGATCCAACTGCAAATGTAGATGATGGAGGATGTATTGCAGAAGTAATTGGGTGTATGGATACTACAGCATTTAACTTTAATCCATCAGCAAATTCAAATGATCAATCATCATGTATACCAGTTATTAATGGTTGCATGGACATTACACAATTTAATTATAATGCAGCTGCTAATACTGATGACGGTAATTGTATTCCATTTGTATATGGTTGTACAGATACATCAGCATTTAATTATGATATAACAGCAAATACAAGTGTAGGTTGTATTCCAGTTATTGAAGGATGTATAGATCCTTTAGCATTTAATTACGATGTAAATGCCAATACAGATAATGGAACATGTATTGCAGAAGTGTTAGGTTGTACTGATCCAACAGCACTTAACTATGATTCATTAGCAAATATTAATATAGGATGTATATATCCAGTATTAGGTTGTACAGATGCAACTCAATTTAATTATGATCCTTTAGCAAATACAGACAATGGTAGTTGTGTTCCATTTATATATGGATGTATGGACAATACAATGTGGAACTATAACCAAAATGCAAATACAGATAATAATTCATGTATTCCATTTGTATATGGGTGTACAGATTCAACCTCATTTAATTATGATCCTTTAGCAAATACAGATAATAATTCATGTGTAGGATATGTGTATGGATGTACAAACCCTGTAGCGTTAAATTACAATTTACTAGCAAATACAGATGATGGTTCTTGTATCAATCCAATATACGGATGTACAGACTCAACTCAATTCAATTACAATCCATTAGCCAATACAGATAATAATACTTGTGTGCCGTTTATATATGGATGTACTAATCCAAATGCATTAAATTATAATGCTAATGCTAATACAGATGATGGTACATGTATCAATCCAATATATGGATGTATGGATAGTATAATGTTTAATTATAATGCATTAGCAAATGTGGATAATGGAAATTGTATTCCTTTCATATATGGATGTAATGATGTATCAGCATTAAATTACAATCCATTAGCAAATACATCAGATAATACATGTTGTTACATCTCAGGTTGTATGGATGCAACTGCATTGAACTATGATCCAAATGCATGTTATGAACCAGTTAATACATGTATAACAGCAGTATCAGGATGTACAGATGTGGCAGCTTATAATTATAATCCAGCTGCAAATGTATCTGATACATTAGCATGTTTATATGATGCAGGTTGTTATGGAGGACCTGGAATTCCTTATTGGTTAAATGATGGTTGTTATGCTTGGGTAATAGACGTTGATGATTTTTGTTGTACTAATGATTGGGATGCATCATGTCAATCAATGTATGACTATTGTCAATTAGGTTGGCCAACTTCAATAGAAGATATATCAGCATTAGGAATTGTAGTTTATCCTAATCCAACTAAGGATATAGTAACAATAGAAACAAGATTAGAAATAGAAGTAGAATTGTATGATATGATAGGGTCTAAGGTGGTTAGTGAACGAAATACTAAACGCTTAGATTTATCCAAGTTACCGAATGGTATATATAATATGGTTATACTTTATAATAGTAGTAGATATAGTAAAAAGGTGATTAAACAATGAAATTAAAAGACTTATTAACTGAAGCTAGTCAACAATGGCAAGTTAAAGATGCAATTGTAATACAGAAGGCTCATGAAAGAGTAATTAAGGCTGCAGTAACATTGGACAAGGCAGTACAGAAATTAGCAGCAGTATCTAAAAAACATAGAAACAAACCTAATGCACCTTTATTTGAAAAAGAAGCTAATGCTATGTATGATGCAGTACAAAAAGATGTATTAGATCCAAGATCTACATTTTGGAAAAACTGGGAAGCGTTTAAGAAAACTGGTAAAGCAATATTTGATAACCATTGGAACTAATAATATGAAAAAACTAATAATAATAATACTTGCAGTAATTAGCTTACAAGTTAGTGCTCAAGAGAAAAAAATTGATTTCAAAAAGATATTCAAATTTGGAACAGTGTATGGAGCTGTTAATGGAGGAACCTCTTTATCAGATAGAGATGTCTATTCAGTTACAAATGGATTAAATACTTCTGTGGTAGAAACTCCTTATGATTATTCTATTATATTAGGAATTAGAAAATTTAAGAAATTCGGATATCAACCTAAAGAAGCATTTAAGAACGGAACAGAAAATTCATTCTCAGATGCAGCAACAGTTGGAAGATGGTCAAATAATGTAGAATTTCTATTTGAAGGAAAGCTTAAGAGACAGGAAGGAGAACGTTACTTAGATCAACATCACTTTATTAGATATATAGCAGATGATGGATGTAGTAATAAATACTGTTGGAAACACTTTATAGCAAAAGTAGAATACCTTCAAGATGGTTTTGCAGATATTGAATACTTTGAAGCATCACAAAGATATAGATATAATATTGATAAAGTAGATGGATTATCTGTTAACATAGGAGCAGCTCAAAGGTTATCAGAACCTTATGGATATGATCCATTAGAGGAATGGCTATTATCAAATAACAATTTACATTATACATTTTTAGCACTTGAAGAAGGATATTCAGTTAACTTTGATGGTGAAGGTGGAGTTGAATACTTAGACCCATCAGGTAATTCAGTTGCAACAAGTACAGAAGTCTGGGAAGCAGTTGCAATACCAAATATGTTATCTGATTATACTGAAAAGAAACGAGGAGAATTAAAAAATACTATACAATATTCTATGGTTCTTGGGTTTGATTACTATAATTATACTAAGAAGAGTTGGTTACATGTATGGGGTAATGTAATGCCATATCATTATGATGATGGTGGAGAATTTAGTTATCATAAATATAATGAAGGACAATGGTCTGATTATTCTGGAGGAATAATATTTGGACATTGGTTTTCTAAGAATTTAGGTATATTTGCAGAAGGTACTTATAACAAGTATTGGAATAGAAAGTGGCACGGATTTAGTGCAGGAATTAATTATAGGGTATTTTAAGATGGCAAGACCAACAAATGAAAATTTATATACCGAGATAAAGGTAGTAAAGAATGACGTATGTCATATTAAAGACAATCAAGTAAAGATGCAAGACGATTTAACAATGATAAAGAAACAACTGTTAGGTCCAGATGATGGTGCCATCGCAAGAGTCAATAAAAATACCACATTCAGAAAAGGTGCTCAAAAGACTTTATGGTCTATTTGGGTAGTTTTAATAGGTATATTAGGTAAACTAATCTTTTGGAATTAAGGAGAAAGTAAATGAGTAAAGAGTTAAATGAAGATAGTGGATTTAAGGTATCAATAAAAACCTTAATTGGAATAGGAGCTGCAATGGCTACAGTAATATCTATGTGGTTTATGTTGCAGGCTGATATAGCCGAAGCTAGAGAATTACCAGAACCACCATCACCTGAAATAACAAGAATGGAATTTGACATGAAAGACCAATTGGTTAGACAAACTATCATGACAACTCAAGAAGATGTTAAAGAAATTAAAGAACAACTTGAGAAGTTAAATGATAAAATTGACGCATTAAGATAATAAAGGATAAGTTATGAAAAAAGATTATACATGGATAAAAATGATGGCCGGTTACATATTAATATTATTTTTAATGTTAGTATGTAGTTCCGCAAAAGGCCAAACTTATACTTGTGATGAAGATATATGTGTAGTAGAATTTAATGCTAGTTGGAATGCAGGTAATAATGTAGAATGGTTACATGACTTATCTGATGTAGGAACAAAACGAATTTTAATAGACAAAGGTGATTGGCAAAAAGATTTTAGTATAGTAGTTACTCCGACAGTTATAGTATTTGTTAATGGTAAAGAAACTAAGAGATACCAAGCAAACATTATGATGGAAATGGAAGCAACAAAGAAAGAAGTACAAGATAAGATAGATGAAATCATAATGGAGGAATTCTAATTAACTTGATATTTATATAAAAGGAAAACTATGTGGGGTATATTTAAGAATGATAATGAATGGAATGAAAAAACTGTAGTAGGTTTTATAGCATTTATAGTAATGACCATTTTTGCTCTAATGGACCTAGTTACTGGATATTTAGGGAAAGATTTAGTTATCAATGAAATTATATACAATTCATTTATGTGGATTGTAATAGGCTGTTTTGGAATAGCTGGCGCAGAAAAATTTGCAAAGAAATAAAGGGAAAACAATATGAGTAATTATATAAAAAATGGTGTATTCAATCATCAGAAATGGCAAAGAAATTTAAACGAAGGACCAGGAAGTGATCCTATGCTTAAATCTTTAAGAACAAGAATACCAGGAGAGAAGTTTCCTGACTTAAACACTTGGTGGGAATACCAACCAGATGATATAATGACATATGTATACTGGCACCAAGGTCAATTACCACCTACTGGTACTCAATTTGATAAAGAGTGGATAAACATAGTAAAGCAATTACATAGTAAACATCCAATTCCAGCAGATGTTCTTCCAAGTGTAGATTTAGATAGAGATGCAATGGATGCAATTATGCAAGATGCACCTAGAGCAGAAAGTGTTGATCGTGCAACTATGACTGAAGCATTAGCAAGAGGCCTAAAACCTTTATTGATGATAGGTTCAACTATCAAGAGTAATGTTGGTGAAGATGCCCTAGTTAAACTATCAGATAAATTTGAAGATATAGATGATGAACAAGCAGATGATATAGCAAGTCATCTAAATATGGGAATTGAACTAATGCAAGATAGATCACCATCAGAAGCAAGAGGTTGGTTTAAGAAATTTAATAAAGCATGTGTAGATGCATTAAAAGGAAAACCAACTAAATCAGCTTTCGAAGGTGTAAATGAAGCAGCAGGAACTGGGATATTTGAACCAGGTGATAAGTGGTCAAATGATTTTGATTATACTGGTATGTTACGATGGGGAGCAGAAGCACCTGATATCACATTTGATAACATAGGAACAATGGAAGCTGCTTCAGAATCATTTACAGATGTTAATTATCATAGAGAAGGAGCAGATCTTGGAAATGCAATTGAGTGGTTTCAAGATACAGGACCAGATGAACCTAGAGTAGAAGATTTCATGGAAAGTTTTAGAGCAGCTTGTGCAAAGGCATTAGCTGAAATAGAAAGAAGATAATATGAAACTAAAAAAATTATTAAACGAAGTATTATCAGAAGCAAAGCTTAATGAAGTGAAACCATTTGTAGATCCTAAACTAAAATCTAAGCCTAATGATCAAGTACAATATATTGCAACCAATGATCATAGATATCCAAGTGAGATAGCATTCCTTGATACTAAGAAGAATGAGGTTGTATTCTTTAATATACAACAAAAAGAAGTAGAACGAGTATCAATGGAAAGATTAAGTAGTACTCATTGGGTAAGAGATTATATGCCAGGTATGAATGAAGTTGAAACAGAAGATGATACTGAGTTCAAAGTAAGCTTAAAACATCTACTTAAGAAGCATGTTACTAAAGGAGGTGAGATAGAAGAAGCAACTGATACTCATATACCTCAAATTGCAGATG